CCGGCGCAAATACTCCTTCTCGTAGCTGATTTCTTTCCCCAGCATAAAGGGCAGAAGAAATCGCGTCCAGTAGTAATACGCGGGCGCCACGTACCTGACGACGACGCTCCCGCGCCCGAACACGGTTGCGTGCCCCTCCAAGTCGACAGGGTGGTTGAAGGACGGCCGACACATCGCCGGCATTCCGGCCTCGTAGCGGGCCTGTGACACGTTGCTGTGACACGTTGCATCCGGCTCACACAGCAGGGTACACCCGCCCTCGGCAGTTCTCCGCCGCATCTCGCGCACAACCGAACGTTGCTCGTCGGGGGGCAAGTTGCACAGCAGCCGCTTGCACATTACCAGGTTGAACTTTTTGCTGGGGTAAACCTTCGGCAGGTCGGCAGCGGTACACCTCATAGTTCTGTCTGATATGGGGTCAGCGTCCACACCGGTTACAATGGCCCTGGGGCCCAGCGCCGCTTCCGTGTCTTCCACACGCCGGCACCCAACGTCCAGCACGGAGAAGGGCCGGTCGTCCGGTAAATAAGCCCAGATGAGCTTACGAATCTCCTCCCACTCCTGCTCGTGCAAATACTTGTCCTTGCACCCGTAGGTAGCGTCACGGAGGTGCGCGGGGTCTTGCCAGTACGTGTTCATTTTTCCATCTCCGCTTGAATGATGGACACAACCTCTTCGACATCTCGCGGCTCCATCGCGTGATGACACGGTAACGAGATGAGCCCCTTCGTGGCCGGGTATGTGAGCAAGAAGTTTTCGCTGACTCGGTAGTGCTTGCTGGTTTCGATTCTCGCGTCACGTAGAGCGAGCCGTATCCGGGCCTCAGCGCAGGCCGGCACTCGGACCACACATAGGTGTCCGCTGGCTTCGTTGGGGGTAGTGTACAGCTTGACTCGCAGATTGAGAGTCTTGGAGTAGTATCTCAGCACGTCTTTCCGCACCCTCTGCCGAGACTGCAAGCACTCCAGTTGTCCCAGCAAGAACGCCGCGATAGGCTCGGGCATCAGCCCCTTCTGTGCGCGCAACCGCAAAGTCGGATCGGAGTCCGACACCGGCCCCCGGTTCTCCGCTCCGGCCGAAAGCATCCGGGATGCCTTTGCCGCCAAGAAAGAAGAGCCGAAGACCGCCGCGCCCCCAAGCGGGGCGGAAAGCTCCTTCTGCGGGCCAAAGGAGTAGCAGACGGCCCGGTCCAGTTCGCACAAAAATAGCCTGTGTCGCGGCGAAAGGAAATTGTGCGCAGCGTCGAGTATCCGACAATCCTTGACATTTAGAAAATCCCGCCCCCACAGGTCGACCCCTATCGAGACGGGTTTGAGGGGCCATCCGTCATCGCCGCATTCCACAAACCGCGGATCGTCGGGGTTGAGCGCCGTGTGCGTACCTGGAAAGGTCAGGACAGGTGCGCTTGGCACAAACGCCGGCAACACATTCGCCGCTGCATACAAGGCCGCGGTACAGCTCTTCGTCAGCACTACGCAGTCGGGGTCTACTTCGAGCCTTACGGCGATTTCTTCTCTGAGCTCTTGGCTTGCGCCGTGCTGCGACGGAGCCCACCAGCCTGCGTGAAGTGATCCGACAAGTCGAGTGACAGCAGATTCAGAAGCCGCTGAGACGCACAGACTGAGCCAGCCTGGTCGCGCTCCAGCGCCCCGAGCCCCAGAAGCAAATTGACTACAGCGTGCGCAGACAACGCCCGATTGCACGCTTCTGTGTTTCTGTCCTTCGTCGTGTTCCATAGTCCGGCAAGTCGGTTCAGTTTCGCCTCGATTTGATCTACGCGCACATGAAGGTTACGCACCTCTCGCGCACTGCGGTCGTCGTTTTCGGCCATGCTTACCTCGAGAAAATCGGCGGACCGGGAAACCCCGGTCCGCCACGCTAAAGGAAGGAGGAGAGAAAGGAGAGTCTACGCGGTCGCCCCGCGCAAACAGATCATCTTGTGCCTGCGGCCCTGCACATCGAGCTCGTCGGTGTACAGCGTCACACGCTTGCCGATGAGCTCGGACTTCCCGAAGGCGTCCACGAGCTGCTCGGTTCGGGTTTTGTTGAGGATCAGGCCGCGGGGGGTTTCCGAGAAGGAGACCACCATCTTCACGTCCTTGTCCTTGCCGACTTCCTTGGTCGCGACAGCGCGAATGGTGAAGGTAAGCTCGTCGGCACCGACGTCCTCGATCGTGAAGTAGCCTTCCTGGTTCCTGGACAGTTCGACAGCGGTGGGCATTGACTCACTCCGTAAGGGGGTTTGTGCTGATTCCGATTCCGGACTCCGGTCCGTCTTCGTTCTTCAGCAGGTGGAAACGAAACTCAACCTCATCGATGTGCTTTTCGAGTTCGACTATCGCCTCTCTCAGAACAAACGAAAGGCGGTCAACTCGTTCGGTAAGCCTCTCAATATCGTCACTTGCCACTACAGCACCATTCTACAGCCCCGCCACCAATTCCGCAACCCCTTTTCCGGTGCCGCCACACGACGACCACCAGGGGCACCATTTGCTGCTACACAGCGGATGGTCGGGCGGGGCCACGGACCAACCACCAGTCTCCCAGCGCTTCTCGGCAGTGCGACAGTACACGACCAGCCGGTCGAACATCTTGTTGAGCTCGCCGTCCGAGAACTTCACCTTGACGACCGTCAGGTCGTGATAGGGGTGCAAGTAGACGAACGCCGCGCGCTTCTGTCCAGTCGCCAGGCAGTACGATCCGAGTTGTAGAGACCGCTGCGCCTGCGACGCGGTCTTCATGTTCCGCGGGCCGGACACGGTCTTGAAATCGCATATCAACTGGCCCTCGCCGTCGACGGCCACCAGGTCTACCTTACCACACCACGGGCGCGCAAGGAACTTCTGCGCATCTCGCCCGTCTGGGGCCCGGAGCGCGTCCACCCAGAACTCAATCGAGCCCCGCTGCGGAAGGTGGGCGGCGAAAAACACGGCAAGCCGGGACAGGTACAGGTCCTTGGTGTCGCCTTCGATCGGCCCCGCCACTGCCGCCCCCGCCTCGAGTGCGGCGGTCAAGCCGGACGGCGGCTCGCGGCACAGCTCCCGCGCGACGGCCTCAGCCATCGCGTGGACGTGCGTGCCGCGCGCCTGCTCCGGAGACGACGGCGTCCGCGGCATCACCGCGTCCAGGGCGTAGCGTAGCTCGCACTGCTCCGCGAAAGTCGAGATGCGCGAAAACGAGTGCTTGAGTCGCGGCGGACGAGTCAGCACGGGCAACTCAAACATTTTTGACCTCGTGGTTGGGGTCGTCGTCGTCGGTGGCGCCCCACGGCTGCACCGTACAGTGGTTGATGATGTCGTCCGACATTTCGGACGCTGACTTTCCGGTGAACTCGATCTGCTCACCGGAAGACAGCGACAAAAGGCATTGTTTCTTTCCGCGCGGGCCCTCCACTTTGATTACGTGATGCAGCATGACCAGGATGTCATACGGTCGGCCCGCCTTTTTGAGCTCCAGGTGTAGGTACGCCGGCTGAAAAGACATGTCGAACACACTCATCCTTGAATGCTCACACCGGCGCGACGCAGGCTTTGCGTCTGAAGCTCGAGCATCTTGTCCCATCGACGCGACTCCTCGATGCGGGCCTCGCGCGCGGTGACGGCCGAAAACCCGCTCTGACAGACCCAGGCCACACTGAGCATCGCAACAGAGAGGAAAATCCAGTGGCCCGCGGAATTCAATCTTGCTTCGGACATGGGTAGGGTAGCCCCACCTTTTCGGCGAGGAGCTTGGTTGGATGTGGGAGTGACCGCAGCACTGCGACACGCGCCGCAGAAATGCTAAAGTCTTCTGAGTTGAAGTGTCTTCCCGGCGACGTGTAGTCGACACACTGCGATGCATCCACTACCTGCCCAGTTCGGCTGAAGGGGTCCAAGCACGCTCCGGTGAGGGTGCCGACGGCGCGGCCGAGGGTTGTCCAGTACATAGGAGTAGAGACGTCTTCCCTCATTCGCGCCCACTTCCCGCTCAGTGCCGTTTCCAGAAGCAGCCGGTTCGGTAGGGTGTGCGGCCGACAGGGGTCCCTGTTCAGGCCCCCGTATACCGTCCCGAGGCGTATCGAGACGCTGCCGTTCTTGCCGAGCAGAATACGCTCGATCTCCAACTTGTGGCGAGAGTATATGGACAGCGGCCGGGCCACTACCTGCATGCTGGACGCATACACCATGTCGTGCCCCGCGGCTTTCCAGTTCTCTACAGCGTCCTCCATGTCGCAGGCGTACCGCTGCCACTCAATTTTCTCGTTCTCTGCGAGAAACGCGGGCTCCAAGTGCTGCGACGCCAGCCACAGCACCACGCCCGGGACATCCGGGGGGTCCATGTCGCGAACGTCCTGCGGGGCCTCTACGTTCCCGTGAATGCCCAGGTCTATGACCTCCGGAAACGCAGAATTCAGCCGAAGGGACCGCACCACGTGCGATCCGATGTACCCCGCCCCGCCGATGACGTAAACGTGTTTCATTTTTTCAGCTCCAGTGCTCCGAGATTACCACTTCGGGGGACGGAAGGCAATAGCGAATCGCCGGGCAGCACCGCGCCTGCGCAGTGACCATAGACATCGACAGCAGCTCTGCTTGTCGCTGCGCGTCCTCCGGACGACACTGCAACGTGATGGAGTCGTGCACCACGGCGACCACGGAGCAGTCGAGCTCGGCCAGCAGGACGAACGCCAGGGTCACGATTTCAGCGCCCGGCCCCTGGAAGTACAGGTTCGCGGCCTGAGAAAAACGGCGGTTCGGCAGCCGCCGCCCCGACGGCAGCGTAACGTCGTAGATTCGCCCATCGTTCAGGTACCGCCCCAGGTCCCAACGCGTGTACTGCTCGTCGGGGTCCAGGCCGACAGACAGCAGCCAGTCCCGGTACGATTGCCCCGGCTCGCGGAACACGAACGACGGGCTAATCCGGAAGCGGGCGAGGAACTCCTCGACGTCGGGGTACGCGCGGAACCAATTCTCGCGGGCCTCGGCGGCCTCGGAGAACGTCCAGTCGAGCCCGTATTGACGCCGACAAAGGGCATGGAAGCGCCGCGCGCCCATCCCCCCAGGCAGGCCGAAGTTGCAGGCCTTCGCGCCCTGCCGCATGGCCGGGGTTACCTCGCTCTCGTCGATACCGTAGACCCGCGCGGCCGAGAGCGTGTGGATGTCCTTCTGGTCGCGCAGGGCTTGCAGCAGCGGCCCCTCGATCCCGAAACTCGCCAGCGCTTGCGCGAGCGTGTAGATCTCGAGGCTCTTGTAGTCGGCGCTCACCAGGACGTTACCCTCTTCGGGGGCCACGTACATTTTCCGCAGGGCCTTGGGCTGGTTCTGCATGTTGGGCCGCCAGCTGGTCCAGCGGCCCGTCTCCGCGAACCCCACGCCGTACGTACCGAACACCACCGCGCGGCGCCTCCCCGCCACCGCCGACTGCGACAGGATCGGCCGAAAGTACGTGCCGAGCAGCTTCGTAGCTCGCTGAAAATCCATGTGCGCGCGGCACTTCTCGGGCAGCTCGCGCGAGAACTGCTTCCAGTAGTTGTAATCGAGGGAAATTTCGCCGGTCTTGGGGGACGTGGGGACGTCGTCCAGCTCGAGCTCTTCCGCGGCCTCGCGGTAGGCGTCCCGCAGCGACCCAGCACAGAGCTTGACGCGCGCGGCCTGCACCTCGGTGCCGCGCGCGAAGGCTTTCAGGGCGTCGCACCAGGCCCACTTTCGGGCGGGATACGGGAGGCCCGGCGCGACGGTCTTCGGGCTCTTGGTGTCGCGCACCCGCTCGGCCAGGCCGGCGCGAATCAAGGAATCTTGTAGCTCCAGCGTCTTGGCCTCTTGCTCGCCGGCCAGTTGCCGGCACATGTCCAGGTCGACACCGAGGCCGGTGGCCTCGAGAACGAAGGCTTTCCAGGCGCTCGCGCACGAAAACACCTCATCCCAGTTCAGTTCCTGGGCCAACAGCGCGGGCGCTACAGGATAGGGCGTCACGTGCTTGACGCGCAGCCGCGTGAGTTCTCCGAACGGCGTCCTCAGCAGGGCGTCGTAGAGGCGCAATGTGACCTCGGCGTCTCGCGCCGCGTATCGCTCCTGCTCGGGGCTCAGCGTCTGCCCGACCCTGAATGAGGTGCGCACGTCCCCCTTTTCGAGCCGCACCCCCAGCACACGCCACGCGGCAGCGTCGAGGGCGAGCCGGCGGCCCTCAGAGACGTCGCGGAACCCATACATCGGCAGCGTGTCGCGCAACCGGCCCTCCCGTAACAGCTTTTTCCACAGCTCGGTGTGCTCTGGAAAGGCCCGACACAGCACAGCGATGTCGAAGGCTGAATTGTGCATGACGACCATCGAGTCATCCTGCTCCAAAACCCACAGCACGAAGGACCGGGCAGCCTCCCCTTGCAGCACCCCATGGGCCTGACGCCCACAATAACTGAGACACACGAACTCGGGCGTTGCGCGCGCGAGCGGTGCGCCCCCGAGGTCGGGGATGAGCGTGGTTTCGGTATCGATGGCGTACGTGTTCGGCATGTCAGCTCACACATCTCTCTTGCAAAGCGCTCTGCGCTGCGCCGCATCGAGTGCGCCGCGTAGCGTTTCGGGAAGGATCACCGGGCGCTCCTCGGCCGCCGCCAGCAACCGGCGACAGAGTTCTGTCCCAGCGCGGGTGTTTTCCTCGCTGTTCCACCAGAGGTTTTTTCCGCTGGGGTGTGGCAGAACGTAGTAGTGGCGTTCTCGTGAGCCCTCCAGCCGGGGGTATGGAATAAGCTCGGGCCAGCCCGCGGGCAAGCCAAAAGCCTGCGCCACCTTCCGCCCAAGAAGTACAATGTTCGGGTGCCCTACTCGAGACACCCGCCGCGCTGCCTGACGCCACTCTGGCGCAGACCATGATTTTCCGGGCGCGGTAAACAGGTTGACCAGGCGGACCCGGAAATTCAGGTCCTTGTCGGTGACGTCGAAAATCCCGCACAGGTTTGTTCGAAGCCGGCCGGACCAGGGGCGGGGATAGCGCGGCGTTGGTGAGCTTCCTACTACGAGCAGCATGGTTCGATCGCGAGCGGCCAGGGAAGGCCGAACCCATGTCGGTGGACCTTGACGAGGCGCTCCCCGTCTTCATGACGGAAGACGAAACCCTCGTATTGTGGGCACCGTGCGAGGTCGTTCTTGATAGACTGCGCGGTCCGGTGCCGGCGGGGGTTTCCGTCCTCGTCCACCAGCAGAACCACGGCGCCGTGCACCAGGGTCCCCTTGTGATTCACAAGCACCGGCTCCTCGACGTGATGCGGGTTTCCGTTCAACGTGGGGGCCAGCAGCTCATAGGTGCCGTCCGGTCCGCCCAGCACGCGCGCCGCGGCGCGCCAGTGGGGATCGTTTTCGAACTCCAGGTCCACGGGCAACCAACCGAAAATTTTGTCGTGCGCCACGGGGCCCACAACCGCCAGGCGCCGCCTCTCGAGGAGCTCTGCATCCTGCCGAGAAGCGGGCAAGAAATCCCGAGGCACGTGAGAACTGCTCGTGATGCACCGACGCCGGTACAGTCGTCCCGAGCGAATCATGGCAGCTGCGCCGTCGATCTTGCCGAAACAAAAACCCTGCCCCTCCAGCACCCAGGCGCTCTCGGGGATCGGGTCGTCGAGGTTGTAGAGCGAACCCTTTCCGTTTCGCTTCCACGGGGCGTACATCTTCTGCATGACACTCAGTCCTTCTTGTTGGCGTTGTCCAGTTCCAGCTGGCGGCGTACGGTCTCCTCCGTCGAGATGAGCTTTCCGCCGTGTGCGGCCGTCAGCGCGGCGGACGCGAACACGTAGAACAGATCAGCCAGGCGGCCCAGCTCCTCGCAACAGCAGTCCTTCTCGTCGGTCGAGGTATCCACGGTGCTCTCCTGTGACGTAAGTGTAGGGGTTGTCGACCAAGGCAGCCACGATTTAAACATTTTCATCCCCGAACTCAAACCCCACCAAGCCGATTTCTAAGGCCAGCAAGGCTCGGCAAGCCAGCCTAACAAGGTCTCCGCGCGGGTCTTCGCTTCCGGTTCGGTGTGCTTCGCAGGCCCTGTAGCCGTGCCGAAGTGCGTGCGAGAGGTGATCTTCAAGCGTGATCCTTCGCCAGTTGCCCTCGCCGTACTTCTTGGCGGCCTCTTTGAGCACCTTGGCTACCTCGTGCAGTGCGCACGCCGGAATGAGGTCGAATCGACAGGGTATCTCGGACTGCCGTCCACCGAAGGCGTTCACGCTCTCCACATTCCCGTCCCGTTCGTTCATATCATACTCTGACATTGACACTGCACTCCTCTGCATGGGGCTTTCCGTCTTTCACGGCGGCGCGATAGCCCATTGCTCGCGCCCCCAGAACGTAGGACACATCTTCCCTACTTGTTACTGCGCCGAACGAGACGGGCCCGCTCAGCTCTGGCACCGTGCGCCGCAGGAAGCGCGCCATACCGGCGCTCAGCGCGCGCACGTCGCGCTCACTTGCGGACAGTGTAGCACGCACGTCCGCGGGGGTCAAGCCGAAAAGGTGCGCGTAGGCGGCGGCCCCGACGCGCTCGGCTTCGCCGCAACGGTTGTCGGTGATCGGGTCGTCGTCGGGCCAGGGCGCGGCGTCCCGGACCGTCCAGTAACATGCCGCCTGCATTTCTCGTCGATGAAGCGCCGCGAAGGCGTTCGGGCGGTGCGCCAGGGCCTGCGCCTTGCCACCCCACAGCTGCACGCGCCAGGTGCGCGAGATCAGGTCGGGGTGTAGCGTCGCGTCACCCCAGATGAGGGTAAGCGTCGCCAGGCGCCCCGCGAACGAGGCGGTGGTCGCCGAATACTTCGCCCGTGCCGCCGCCGTGCGGTCGGACAGCAGCGTGCACAGCCAGGCGGACGTGTACGGGCGCGACGATTGCAGGTTGTCGAGGCACGCGAGCCGGTGCCCGGCGTTGTAGTGCGCCACAAGTTCGTCCACGTTCGTCCCTTGCGGGGGCGACAGCGACGAGCGGCACCCGTTCACGAGCTCGGCGATTGCGGAGCAGCACTCGGTTTTCCCGATACCTTGCGTCCAGGAGTCGCAAACCAAGAGCGGCATGGGGCACGTGATGGACTCGGCCGCGAAACACGCGAGCAGGTAGGAGTAGAGGCGCGCGTGCGAGGCTGCATCCAGCGGTAGCGGGGCGAAGAGGCTCCGCAGCGCCCGGAAAGCGCAGAGCGGCGGGCGGTCGGGCGCGCCCACCCCGAACCACCCGGGCGGAAGCGTCCCCACAATCGGATGGCGCAGCAGGCCCCCCCAAACCGTGATGGACTCGCTCGAGCCGAGCGCGTGGATCATTCTCGGCGAATTGCTCAGGCTATACTGGCAGGGCCGCAGCTGGTTCACGCGGCAGACCTCGCGCCACGCCTGGTCGAAGGTGCCGGCCGAGGCCGCCAGACTCGTAATGTCGAGTTCGGCCGGCGCCTCGTCGCTGGCCGTGGCCGGCGGGGCGAGGCGGTGAAGCTCGGCCCACGAATTTTCGGGGCACGAGCACAGGGTCGGGACGCCGTCGAGCAGAAACACCGGGTGCGAGCCGGCGCGGTAAAGCAGGCTCTGCCCGCCCAGCACGCGCCGCAAGAGGGCGGTGAGCTCGGGCGCCCACCCCACCGACGGCGGCCCGGGGCGCGGCGGGCTGTGCGCCTGCACGACCAGGAAGCGGCCCCAGCTCGGGAGTTCATAGACGTGATAATCACCGGCGGCGGCGATCAGGGGGGCGGTGCTCATTTCGTTACCAGTCGAGCCCTTGGCGAACGTAGACTTGCGAATGGCGGCGGACGATTTGGTCCGCGTGCAGCGGAGGATAGACGCGCGAGTCTACCATACGCACGAAAGTTCGCCAACATCTTTCGTGCGCCGCGCCGCCACGGTGGGGGGTGTTCCAGGACATCGTGTACCACGTGTGCGGGTCTATTTCGGCGTGCGGAAAGGATTCCAGGTACTCAAGGTCGGCGTGCCGCGACGGCAGATCGGCCACGGGAACGTCTTCCTCCAGGAACACCGTTCGCGGGCACCCTGATATCCAGACGAGCATGTCCGGTGAGGTCGAGCCGAGCAGGTGCTCGAACACGGGCCGGCCCTCTTCGCGGGGCACCATGTCACAGTGCCACCCCGGGATGCACGGTAGCTGACCGGGCATGAGCATGTGCGTTTTCACGTCGACGGTGTAGTCTATTTCCGTGTCTCGTGGTGCGCTCAAGAGCACCCGGCGCAGCTGGAAGGAGGCGACAGAGAGCGCGTCCAGGAACCTTGCCGACCGCACGCCGGGAGGCTCGCTCTGGGGGCAGAAGTCGCCAGACGCGCCGGCGCCGCCGGTGTAGATGTGCTTGGTAGGGGCGCGCAGCGTGAGCGTTCGATTTTCAGACACGTCGATTCCTTTCAAAAAGCGGCCAAAATTTGGTCACCTGAATCCCTACTCTTATACAATAGATAACCATTATCTTTTGTATAACCTTTTGGATTCCATGACAAGGTCTTTGTCACTGGGGGTTGGACTTTCTGAGTCTCAGGGCCTGCGGGGGCACGGCACGTTTCTTGCACTGCCACCCGAGCTCGACAAGCGCCCACCCCTTGCGCTTGCCGCGGGAAAGGTAACGCACTACTTTCGCGGGTCGCCATTCTGAGGCGAACCAGGCCCATACGGGGCTGTTGGGTTCGAGCATGTCAATCCTTCGCTCGTTCGGGCGAGCTCGTCGGCCTTAAGTTCCCTGGCACGCTCTTCGCAGTCGGCCCTATGCGCCGCCGCGTCGATTTCCCAGGGCTCGAACGGTGGTCCGAAGTGGTCCATTTCAGTCTACCAGTGTGCACATAGCACGTTGGTAGCCGTCGAGCAGGTGCGCGTATGTCCGTGGGAACCGGGCCCCTCGAAGCGATACATCGCAGAGTGACACCACGTCGAACTCGGCGCCGACGAGTGAGGCCCCGTCAAACGTAGTGTTGTCGAGGTAGGCGCCGTTAAAGGTTGCCAAGTCGAGAGTCGCCCCGCAGAAAGAGGCGTCGTCCAGGGTTGCGACGTCGAGCCGTGCGCCGTTGAGCCGCGCACCGTTGAACGCCGTGCCGTGCAGCTGTGCGCCGTTGAGCAACGTCCCGCGGAGCGACGCCCCGTGGAGCGATGCGCAACTGAGCGACGCCCCGCACAGCGACGCACGATCCAGCACCGCGCCGTCCATAACCGCGCCGTCGGCGACGATTCGGCCGCCGTTGGACAGCGCGTCCGCGTCGCATTGCGCGAGCAGTTGTGCTATTCCCGGAACCGCGCCGCGGAGTAGCAGCCCCAGCGGCCCATCCGGCCCGCCCGGAACCTCGCCGGGCAGCGGTCCGTCGCGGGTCGGCTCTATACCGACGAGCGCGCGGGCGCGGCTCAGTACGCTTTCGGCCGGCCGCTGGGCCCACAAATGCCGAAAGTAGGCTGTGCAGTATGCGAAGTAACCGACCGAGGCGCGCGCCGCACCGATGATGATGTCGGCGGAGATGGTCGTGGACATCGTCGTCTCTCCTGATCGTGTTGGTGGGTTGCGCCGGCGCGGGGGGAGGGTCAGTCGACGAGCATGCACGCGGCGCGCTGCGCGTCGTCGAGCAGGTCCGCGTACGCGCGGGGGTAGCGCGCGCCACGGATGTCCGCGCCGCGGAGGTCCGCGCCGTCGAGGTCCGCGAAGTCGAGCAACGCGCCGCGGAGCGTCGCGCCGACGAGCGACGCTCTGCGGAGCGACGCGTCGACGAGCGACGCTCCGTCGAGCTTCGCGCCGCGGAGCGTCGCGCCGCGGAGCGACGCGCCGTCGGCGACGATCCGCCCGCCGTCGGACATCGCGTCGGCATCGCACTGGCCGAGGAGGCGCGCGACGCCGGGCGACTGACATCGCAGCAGCCGTCCGAGTGGGCCGTCCGGCCCGCCGGGGATCTCGCCGGGCTGCGGCGCGCCGTTGATCTGCTCCACGCCGGCGAGTGCGCGCGCGCGCCCGAGCACGCAGCACGCGGTCGCGCACTCGGCAGGCGGCGCCCAAACTCGCTGGTCGTACGTCGGATCGGCGATCGCGGCGCGAGCCGCACCGATGATGATGTCGGCGGAAATGAGCGGGGTCGTCATTGTTGTTTTTTCGTCCTATGAAGGTCTACCAAGGTGCACGACTCAAGTTGTTCGCAGGATAGCAAGCTGTCGTAGTTCGCGGGGAACCGGGCTCCCTTGAGCGATGCCCCTTCGAACTTCGCGCCGTCGAGCGACGCCCCGTCGAACGTCGCCCCGTCGAGCCATGCGCCAGAGAAGTCGGCGCCGTCGAGCGACGCCCCGTCGAACCTCGCCTTGGTGGCGCCGGCGCTGACGAACACCGTGCGCGTGAGCCGTGCCCCAAGGAATTGCGTTTTGTGGAGGTACGCCAGGCTAAGCGCTGCGTCTTCGAGATTTGCTTTTCTGAACGACGCATTGACGAGCGACGCACGCCGCAGCGACGCCCCGGCGAGCGACGCCAGGTTGAACGTGGCGCCGTCGAGCGTAGCCCCGTCTATCACAGCCCGGTCAAGCGCCGCGTTGTAAAGCGACGCCTCTAAAAACGAGGCTCCGGTTAGGTCCGCGTCGAGAAAAGTCGACCAAATGAGCGTAGTATGCGCGAGCGAAGCACGACGCAGGAGGGCGCCGTCGAACCTTGCGTTATTCAATGCCGCGCCGTCAAACACCGAGTCCGCCAGTCTCGCGTGACAGAAAACCGCCCGTCGCAAGTTTGCACGCGCAAACTTCGCGCCATATAGCCGCGCGTCGCGAAACGACACGTCGTTCAAACGCGCTCCGGAAAGGTTGATTCTGTCAATTCGATTCTCGCCGATTATCAGGGTGCCGTCGTCGCCGATATCCGCGACGGACAACAATTCCGCGACACCCGGCGAACACGAGCTCAGTAGTTCGGCCAGCTGCCCATGCGGGCCGCCATGCAATTCGTCCGGTTGCGGGTTATCGTCGATCGCCGGAAGCCCGGATAGTTCGCGGGCTCGGTCCATAATGTAGCACGCGATAGGCCAGTCCGTCTTACCCAAGGCTTCGCGTGCCGCTTGACGGATTGCCGTTTTGGAAATGCGTGGTTGCATTGACTTTCCTACCACCCCAAGCGCTTGCTCGCTGCGACCCATTCGTCCTGGTTGGCGTCTCGCTTGGCAAACAAAACCTTGCCGAAAATTTCGCCTTTGTCGCCCCTAAGCTCTTCGTTTTCTCCGGGTGGGGAAAAGCGCCACGTATGAAGTAACGAGTACAAGGACCGGTTTTCCAGGGTCCTTCGGAAAGCCTCGAGTTCTTCTTTCGTGTCCATTGTGTGCTCCTTTCGGGCGCCCGACACGGGCCCGGGCGCCCTTGGTTTTCGGGTTAATTCAAGTCGGCCGACACGAGCCGGAACGCGGCGTGCTGTACGATCGGCTGTCGCGCCACTGGCAGACTCTTCGTCTGCTCATTTACGCAATTGTACCAGGACCACGCGGTCCGTGGCGAGAATTCCGCGTGCCGCGGGGTGTACCAGTCCTCGACAGCATTTCCGACGTGCTTCCAGGACAGCACGTTGCGGCGCCCCAGCTGCACGAACAGGCGTTCGCTCTCGGTGTTGGACAACTCGCGGTGCGCCAAGTCTTCTACGCTGTCGGCAACCTTGTCCAGCTGCGCGAGGTATCGGTCGACCAAATCGTTGACCTGATCCTCGAGGTTTCCGGCGCCCCGAACGTGCAGGTGGCGAGCGTTCGTCGCCGCGTTCCCATACGCGGCGGTAACGCCGTTAGAGCAGACGAGAACGCGGTATCCAAGCGCCAAGCGAAGCGCCCGAGACCGGTCGTTCGCGTGCGAAAATCCTACCGCGAACGCGGTTCCGCCCGGGACGCGGACGTCGAGATTCGGTCCCGAGAATTGGAAGGCGCCTATGCATTCCGCACCGTCGTTCGAAATGCAAAACTGTTCGCGGCCCGGTTCGCCGAAATGCCGGTCAAGCCGGCACCGTAGTGCGTTGACCAAGGCGCCGTGCTGGATAGGCTCCCAGCGCCGTCCCGCACCAACCGCTTCGCGGGTAGGAACGGGTATGCCGCGCAGCTGGTTCGATTCTATCAAGCGGAATTTTCCGTGCTTCGGCAGTATCGTAAACATTACGTTTCTCCGGAAAGTGGGTTGGGGGAACGAACGACAGAAGCTACTATCGTGCCGTGCCGTTTCTTACGGCACGTAGGGCAAGGGCCCGGTCGAAAATCGTCAATTGTCCGGGCACAGGGCGTGTTTTCCGAACGCGTTCGCGGGGCAGCTGGCGACGGAGTTCGTCGCGGAGCATACGGGCGCGAAGGGTTCCGTAGGCTACAGAATAGGATACCATGCTATGCTCCTGTTCGAACGACGAAACCGCTCATGTCGCGCTTCGCCAATGGGCCCTTGGGCGACAATCCGATCACGACACCGCGCGCGTCGGACGGCCGCGCGTCGCTGTCGTCACCGTCTTCGACCCGGAACCCGAGGTATGTTTCGGGAAGCGGCCCGGCGAAAACGACGGCGACGTTGCGGCCGGCCGAGAGCAGGCGCCGGCACGTGTCGTCGCATGTCGTTTCGGATCGCGAGAACGTATAGTGGACGTCCGCGGGGGGATATTCGGCACGTATAGCGTACTTTGTGTAATCGTAGAAGCGGATTGTGTGCTTGAACTGTGCCCGTTCCTTTTCGGGCAGGAAAAAATCGATCGGCAAGTCGGACGTGCCATTCAGGCGGACGAATACCGCCATGTCGTGCTTCTTCCCGCGGCGCACAATCGCCTGTAGTTCGGCGAGAAGGACCTGACGATAACTGGGCCGATCGCCGAAGGCCCACCAAGTTCGCAGTATGCGCGAAACCTTGTGGGCGGGAATGCGCATCCGGCCGGACGAATGCCCAAGGCAGGCGCTTGCGCACCCGGCCGAATGCCAAGGGCAAACCTGGATTCCGCTTTCGCTCGCGGGTGCCAGGTACTGAATGCCGGTCAAAATTCCGTATTTCTCGCCCTTCCGGGTTTTCACCGAGCTTGTGAGCAGCTTAGGTTTTGCGCCGCTGGCTATTAGGTCGAAGACGGTCCGGAATTCGGGGCGAGTGTGCAAGCCGCGGGCCCGTGCCCATTCGGCGATTTTTTGGCGGTTCATTCTTGCTCTCCTTCAATCGGCCAGAATCCGAAGCACGAGCCGTCGCCTTCGTGGGCGCCGAAGTAGTAGCCGGGCGGTGCCAGAGACTCGAGTTCGTCGAATGCTTCCTCAAGAATCGTGCCGTTGTCTTCCTTTTCGAAATCCCGTTCCTCAAGGCTCCGCAACAAGCGCCAGTTGCACGTATCGTGCCCTTCCGGCTTTTCCCGCAGCACGCTTGCGAACGCGTCGGCCAAATCTTGGTCCCGGAGCGTGCCATGGGACACTTCTCGGCCAGCAAGCGAGACTCGCCATTCGCCAAAGGCACGGTCGCGATCGTTGCGCGGAGGGTCGATCCAAGGCCAAGATTTGCTCATTTCTTGCTCCTAAGGTGTTTGAACACTGAGACCCAAGAACGATGCGACCCGCAGTTTATCGCGCAATCGTGCGCGGACGCGACGTCCGCCAGGAACCAGCGCGGAAGGCTGTGCCTTTCTGACAGTATGTCAAAGGCTTTCTCGAATGTCGTGCCATCCTCGAAATGTACTCCGAGCGCGCAGCGGTACCCGTTCTGGGCGCGCATTTCTGAGCTTCGCTCCAGCGACCCTTGCGCGTCGAGGCGGGTAATCGTCAAATCGAGGAATTCGTTCGGTGTCATGCTCGTGTTCCTTACCATGCGGCGCCACAATCGATCGTTTCGAATGCCGTGTCCCAGTTGTACTCCTCGGGCCGCACCCGGGGGTTAGCGCAGACATAATCGTCGTGCGCCGCGGCTATTGATTTCACGAAGTAGGCCGAAACGCCATGCTCATTCGAGATGGCACGAGCCCAGAAATCGAAATTGCCGTTGCCATTGTACTCCGGAGTATGGACTCCGACGGCACAACAGTAGCCGTTTGGTGCGCGAAGGTAACACGACGGGTAGAGTCCGGAGTCCGTCTGCGCCTTGAGGCGAGTAATCGTCAACGCGAGGAAGTCTTTGCGGGTCATGTCAGGCTCCTTTATACAGTATGTATACAACATACTGGCCGTCTTCGTCAACCCCGCTTGCGCGGACCATGTCGTCGCTTTCCGCAGCGAGCACCGCGAGGACGTCGTCTATCGGGAAGCCCGACAAGTCGACCGTGCCGGAATCGCGCAAGTCGATCGCGTCCCGGATTGCGCGGCGTATCGTAGCGGTGTTCTGTGTGTCGCACATGCCGGTAAACGCATCAACCCCCGTGCCGAACAGTAGAATGCGGGTTAGCGGCCCGTCGATCGGGAAAAGTGACGCGACGTGGTGTCACTTTGTGTCGAGACCGACGAAAATCGTCAGAAGGGCGCGAATCACCCCCTACCTACCACCACGGCCAGGAATCGTAATTTTTACGACTTTTTGACCCCCACCACGCTACGCGTCGGCCCCGCCCCCCTACTGCAACCTCCGTGCCCGTCCCGCTCCCTGCAATCGCCGTGCCATACCGTTCGGTATGGGAATTGCTGGGCCTGCTTTGGCATGGGGCTTGCTGGCCCGTTGCGTAGCAAGGGGCGTGCCGGGGGGGTGGCATGCGTTTTGCAGGGGGGTGGGGCGGGGCACCCTCTCAGACTGCATAATTGATGTGCAGGGGAACGCCCCAAATCTCTCAAGGCGCGGAATCGGGATCTCGAGTCGCCTTGTTGTACGCCACCCAAACTCGCGTACTCCAGTCACGAACCTTCTCGAGCGGCGCTTGTGCGGCGAGCTCCGACTCGAGACCTCGGCAAGCGTCAAGAAGTACCGAGTCTTTGCACCCAAGCGCCTCGAATGCGTCGATGAGCGATTGCCCTTCGATGATCCACGAGCCGTCCCGCACACGCCCACAGCCTACGGTCCGGGCTGCGCACGTCGCTTGGTTGTAGGAGCCGAAGCGGACTACCAATTGCACACGCGGCCGGTGCCCCTCGTACGTCCGGTTGTACGTCACTTGCATGCGCGTAAGGAGTTTCCAAAGGTCAAGCATCCAAAAACCTCCGCAAATAGGCCAGCGCGCTCAATAGTGTGTGGTGCGACATGCCCGAAGCGGCACAAACAGCGGCCTTGGACTCGCCCTCCAGCACCCTCCGCACTGCTCGGACCACACGCTCCCCTCGAGCAGCGCGCAGCTTTTCGAGCCCGCTTTCCACATCCAACAAGAGCTCATTGTAGGAGGTATCGTCCTTGCCCGCAACAACCTCAAGCGGAACTTCACTTCCGCCCACAGACCTTTTCAGCTTCTCTCTTTCGAACTTCACGGCCACACGTCCCATAATCGACGGTCCCGGACTGTACGTCGCCCTCGACGCGGACTGCCGGGCCCTGTACGTCGGGCAGAGCGGGCACGTGCTGCTCCGGGTAAAACAGCATGCCGACAAGCCCTGGGCCCCGCAGGTCGCCGAGTGGCGCTACTGCCTGCTGCCCGGTGGCGAAGACGCTCGACTCACGGCCGAGACCGTGCTCGTGCTCCGGCATCGCCCGCGCCACAACCGCGCAATTAAGCTCGGGCTGCGGGCGAACGGCTCGGTGTACGAGCTCCAATTCCTCAGCAGCAAGGGTAGCAGATAGTGACCACCGAAGCAAGCGAAATCCCCGACCCGCCCGCGCCCCGCCGAGGCCGCGGACGCCCGCCCAAGGTGCGCGAGGGCACGGGCCCCGACGCCACAGCCCTGCCGCCCCCGCCCGCCCCAAAGGAGCCGGTGCGCAGCGCCCCGAGCGCGCTGGTTCTGGGTCTGGCGGACCGTGCCGTGCGCGCGCGCGAGGACGACGTGCGGGCCTTCGTGCCCGACGACCTCGACGTGCAAATGGTCCAGGCGATGCTTTTGGGTTGCGTGAGCGGGAAAGCCGTGGCAGAATCGGTGGAGGTCAGCGCGCCCACGGTCAGCAAGCGCCTGCGCGACCCGGTGCGCGCGGCCTGGATCAGCCGAGAGCTGACGCACGCGGTCCGGCAGACCATCGGGCTGGTCCACGCCTCCATGCTCGCGCGCGCCCTGGGGGGCAACGTGCCCGCGGCCCGACTTTTGATGGAGCGGTTCGACAAATTGGCGGCCACGCACCTGCACCTGCACGCGCACCAGCCCGGTGCGATCGACGTCACGAAGCTCTCGGACGCGGACCTCGAACGCCTGGTCGAGGCGGAGTCGCGGACGTGAGGAGGACAGTGTACATGTACCGGTACCGGTACCGGAACGAACAGGCACGTACCGCCCATGCATGTGCAGGTCGACTGCACCCCTGCCCCACATATGTGTACCGCGCGAACTGTCACGTACCGACAAGGCCGTACACAGACCGACCCGGACCGCTCAGCCCCATGAGAACATCTGGACCGACCCGGACAGTGCCACAGACCCAGAGATTTGGGAAAGGTTAGTCTCAGATTCCAAGACCTCATAGAAAAGTTAGATGTTATCTATGTTATAAGAGTAGGGAACCGCATACCTCATGAAAAATTTCAGTACGAACCTTGCGGAGTGGGGGGGTCTGGGGGGGAGGGCGACCGCGCCCCTCGCGCCCATTTCGGGGGAGCGCTGGGCCTGCTGGCCGGCGCGCCCCCACGTCCTGGTGTCCAGCCTCGGCCGCCTGTACAATTTGGGGTCCGCCTTTGTGCGCATGGGCCCCGGCAGGCCCCACCTGGCCCTGTCTCCGCCCGGCCCCGTGCGGGCCACGGGCGGGCAGCGCGGCCACCTGGGCGCCTTCAAAACGAGCATTCATCGAATTGTGTACGAGACCTTTGTGGGCCCGCTGGGACCCGACCAGGTTGTGCACCACAGAAACCACGACCCCGGCGACAACCGCGTCGAAAATTTACAGGCCGTCTCGTACGCCGAAAACCAATCCGCGTCCCTCGAGCTGACCAACCTGCGCGCTGAGGTTGCCCGCCTGCGGGCCGGAAAGGCCCCGCCCCGGAACGATCGGGGGGCTTTGGCGAGGGGGGTAGCCACACTACCCTCGCGCGCAGCCACGGCGAACCTGGCGCGTCTGGCGAGGTGGCACCTGTGAGCGAAAGCCAAGCGCGCGAAACCCGCCTCTCCCTCGAGACCAAATACTCCGCGATTCGGGAGCAGCGCCGCCGTCGCACCGCGGCCCCGCTCTTTTACGCCGAGCCCCACCGCGGACAGCTCGAGGGCATCAACGCGCTCCGCCAGCCCGATGTACGCGGGGTGTTAGCGATCGCGGGGAACCGCTGGGGCAAGACCTGGTGGAACGCCTACATCCACTGGTCCCACCTCCTCGGCTACTGGCCCCACCTCGTTCCGCCCGAACTGCGCGTTCTCACGGATACGGGATACTACCCCCACCGAGACCAGATCCCCGTCGAGGCCTGGACGCGGCGCCCCGACGATCTTCCCACCGCACATCCCGCTAACATTCTGGTGGTCAGCGGCCTGACGATGGACCGCGGAATCGGCGCGATCTACTGGCCGAAGTTCGAGCACGCGTGCCCCGCTGCTGCGCGCTCGCGCCTGTCGGTCCGGCGCGGCCCCGGCTCCACCCCCATCCACTGCACCGACGAGTACGGCTCCGTCTCGCGTTTCGGTTCAATTGAGCAGGGCAGCATGGCCTTCGAGGGCGACGCCTACTCGCTCGTGATCTTCGACGAGCCGCCTTCCCGGGCAGTCTTCACGGCGTGCTGGCGCGGCCTCATCGACCAATTCGGCCGCTTCGTCATGGGCTTTACCCCACTCGGCGCCCACGCGCCCTGGGTCTACAAGGAATTCGTCTCCGGGCAGCGGCGCGACGTGCGCGCGGTTTCGGGCGCGCAGTCCGAGAACCCCCACCTCATGGAGGCCGCGCTCGAGGGCTTCGAGGACACGATCGAGTTTTCACAGGAGGAGCTCGAGGCCCGCAAGTTCGGGCGCTGGGGGTTCCTGACGCACCGCGCCTTCCCGACGTTCGACCCCGCGGCGCACATCATCGACCCGATCAAGCCGCCGCTCCACTGGCCCGCGCGGCTCGCCTGCGACCCCGCGAACCGCCGCCCGTTCTTCTTCCTGTGGGGCGCCTTCGACCCCGTTCGTCGTACCTGGATAATTTACGACGAATGGCCCCGCGAGTCCTACATCAAAATGCGCTCCTCGTCCTACGGCATCGTGGACTACGTTTCGATGATCGTGGCGTCCGAGGGCGATCGGCGCGTCCGGCAGCGGTTCATCGACCCGAAATTCGGGCCGGCCGAGTACAGCGTTCAAGGGCGCCGCCTCACGTCTGTGATCGAAAATTTCGCGCGCTACCGCATGTACTTCTCGCCCGATATTGACGGGTCCGGGCGCATCGAGACGGGAATTGTGCGGGTGCGCGACCTGCTGCGCACCGAACGGGACCCGCACACCGGCGAGGTTCTGGTCCCGCCCCGTCTGCTGATCTGCCGCAACTGCCGCAACCTGATTGAGGCCATGCAGAACTACTCCTTCGTGCCCCCGCAGGCGCGCGACGATGCCGTCCTGGACGAAAAGACCCTCGAAGCCTTCAAGGACCCCATCGACACCCTCCGTTACCTCGTTTTGCCGGCCGAGCCGACGGGGTTTGCGAACGGTAATGTGTGGGGGGCTGCCCGTTCTGACTCCCTCCGTGTTGAGAACAACTACGATTTGGCGGACCTATGAGCGCTGTACCCCGCGTCGTTTTCGTTGCGCTGGCCCTCGCACTCGTTTCCGGGTGCGCGGCGCTGGAGCCCGACATCCTTCCACCTGGCCCTGGCGAGACTGCGCCTGTCGTAGTCGGCAGCCCCCTCGGCGACGCCCTCGATGTGGCCGCGGAGCAGGGCGCCAAGTTGGTGGAGAACCCCCCGACGAGCGTTCCCGGAGCCGTCATCGGCATCGCGGGCCTGCTGGCTGCGGGGTTCGCGGAGTGGAACCGCCGGCGCGCGGCGGCGGCTGTTCGCAAGTCTGCGGTGCGGCCATGAGTAAGTACGCGCACGAAATCCTGGAAGTTTGGGAGAACTTCATCGTGAGGTATCTCGACTTCCGGAACCCGGACGGCCCCCCCGAACGGCTTGTCTCAGAGACTACGCCTGAGATTACGATCGAGAACGTTGCCGACATCCCCATCGTGGGTCCGTTTCCCGATCGCGACACCGACGACTTGTGGCCGCTGTGAGCCCGGCCCCCACTGCGGTAGTTCGGTTCGCCGAGCACGGCAACGGCCCTCGCCACCTGCGCCTCCGCGCAATTTGGCGCGCCATCGCGGCCTGCGAGCCCCAGGTCCGCATTGAGCCGCAGGCCGACCGGGGCGGACACCGGCAGTTCCTGGAAGCCGCGACCCTGATTCCCGCGACCGCGCCCATACTGCTCCTTACCGAAGAGGATTTCCTACCGAACCTCGACTCGGACTGGTGCAGCGCAGAGCACACTCTGTCCGGGGCGCACCTGGTAGCCTGCTCGTACCGCATGCGCGGTGCGTTTCGAATGCTCGACAACGATCGCGGTATCGTCGGTGGTTGGTACCTGGCTTTCAACACACACCTCGACGACCTATCCAGCCTGGACTTCAGCGGACCCGACCCCGGAAACAGACTACAGAACCAAATCGCGCCACAACGCCTGATCCTGATGCCCGGCGAGGACGGATATCCTGCGCACTATGGCATCGAGTACCCCGTCGGCGTCCATTTGTTCTGGTCTCGTCACCTTCACGACCCGCCCGAGCGGCGTGTTTCGGGCATTTCGCTTGGGGACGTCCAAGCGAAGCACGATGCCCGCGTTGACCGCTGGATTGCCCGGGCCCCACAGCGCTTTCGAGAGGTTTACAAGGAACCCGCATGAGCAAAGCCCGCCCACTGCTCGCCGTTCTGCTGCGCTTGCACGCGCGCGACGACTGCCTGCAATACATTGAGCAAGCCCTATCGGCGCTGCGCGAGGCAGTTCGCCTACGAGTGGTCGTGCAGTTCGACCGCTCGGCGAAAGCGCTTCGTCATCGCGCCGGCGCAGCCCTTTCGCGGCTCGGAGAATGGTGCGCCCTGTCCGCCTTGCGCCCGCTGGTCGACGAGACCGGAGAGCACTTCATGGAGGACCTCGCGGCACACTGGTCCCGCGCCCGCTTCCCGACCGAGCCCGACTTCGGGGTACTGTTGGAGGATGACGAGATCCTGTCGCCCGCTCTGGTTTCGGAGGTCGCGGCCCTGTTGCGAGACTGGCCCGACGACCTCGATGGCACGCTTCTTGCTTCGGCTTTCCCCACAGAAGACCAGGAAACCAACCCCAGTATTCCGGAACACGTCCGACACTTCGTCTGGCGCTGCCAGCCCGGCCTCGGGGCCGGCTTCAACGCCAGCGGCCTGATGGTCCACGCCCCCGAGCACATTGTGCTGAATGGAAAATGGGCGCGACTGTCCGCCCCTGCGACCAACGTCGGATACCGAACCAGGGAAGAGCGCCTCTGCTCCGCCCGTCGAGCGTTTCGCTCCGGGAAGGTAGACGCCCACACCCTCGCCCTGCTGAAGGAGCCTGTGAATGCCACTGTCCCGGGGTAACCCGATCGGATTGCAGGCCATCGGAGAGCTGCGCACCCCGCCCGTCCTCGAGCAGGTCGCGGCGCTCGTGCGGCAGATCGAGCAGACCGACAAGGCGAACGCGCCCTGGTTGCGCAAGCAGCAGAAGCTCATCAAGCTCCAGTACGGCCCGCGCCGCAAGCGCGAGTTCCCTTGGCCCGACGCCAGCAACATCAGCATTCCGCTGATTGACGGCATCGTGCGCCGTTTCCGGCCCGGCATCAGTTCGCTCGTCCTTGACGCTTCCCCGGTCGCGACGTTCACCAGCGCCGATGAGCGCGACGATGACGCTGCGCGAAAGGCCGAGCCGTACTGGCACTGGAAGTTCACCGAGAAGATGAACTCCGCCAAGGAAATCCTGAGGCTGGTGGACCTGTACGCCCGTCGCGGCCACGCCTACACGCGGGAGGGCTGGCGTTACGAGACGGACTTTACCGTCCGTACCGTCCGGGTGCAAGAGCTTTTCCCCCCGACGGTCCAGCAGTGGCTCGAGAGTCGGCGCCAGGCGGCCGAGCAGGAGCAGCGCTCGTTTGACCCGGTGGACGAAATCGTGCGCGTTCTGGAGTCCGAGTACCCCCTCGAGGTAGCCTCTGACGCGGAGGGCCCCGAGCTGCTGGCTGCGGCCCGCGGTATTCTGGAGGGGCGCGAGTACGTTCGCATTCGGTACCGCGAGGTGATCGAAGACCGCCCCGAGATGATCGCGCTTGACCCGATCAACGTCATCGCGGACCAGGACCAGGACGTGCAAGACGGCGAGTTCTTCGTGATCGTCCACCACCTGTCCTCCGACGCCATTGCGCGCATGGTGCGCGACGGCAAGTTTGTGCCCCAGCAGGCGCGCGCCGTACAAGAGAACATTCAGAAGCAGGCGGGCAACGAGCTCGCGGGCGACACGTCCGACGGCCTGCGGGAGCAGATCCGCCTAATGCGCAACCAGCGCGCAGGCTTGGACAAGCTCTCGCGCAAGGACGCCGGCGTCCCCACCGCCTCTATTTGGGAAATATTCGCGCGAGTCGACGTGGACGGCGACGGCGTCAAGGACCGCGTGGTCCTTTGGTACGCGCCCGCCACCAAGACCGTCCTGTCCTTGCAGCCTTTTTCCTTGAGCATCACGAGCTGGCCCGTGACGCTGTACCAGTTCGAGGCCCACGCTGAGCGCCCGATCGAGTCGCGCGGAATCCCGGAGCTGCTGTACGACCTACAGCGCCTCATGAATTCGCACCACAACATGCGCGTCGACTTGGGGCAGCTCCTCCTCAACCCTCCGCTGGAGTACGAGCTCGCGGGGTTGGACTTCGACACCATGCCGCAGTGGCGGCCGGGAGCCGTGTTCCCGGTTCACCGTCGCGGCGCGTTCGGGCAGGTTCAGGTGGACCTGCGGCCGCTCAGCCAGCTTCTGATTGAGGAGAACCAGACCCAACGAATTGCCGAAAGTTACATTGGAACTTTCGACGCGACGATCACCAACCTTTCAGCTGGCCGAGAGCGCCGCACCGCGTCCGAGGTGAACGCGATCACGCAGCTCGCCGCGAACGTGTTCGGACTGGATGCCCGCATGTTCCAGGTTGCGTTCGGCCGCACGCTGTCAAACCTCTGGTCTATTTGGCTCGATCTCGGCCCCGAGGAGGAATACTTCCGGGTGACTGGGGACGAAAAGCCACGCCTTGCGAGAAAGGCAGAGATCGGCAAACACTTCGACTTGAAGCCGGCAGGTACGCCCTCGTCCACGAACAGGGCGTTCATCCTCGGCAACATCGAGCGCATTTTGCCGCTGATCCTGCAAGACCAAAGTGGGATTTTCGACCGCTCCGCGCTGTTGCGGAAGTGGGTACAGCTCATCGACCCGAAGCTCGCCGAGTCGGTGGTCCGCTCCCCGGAGCAGACCGCGCAGGCGCAGCTCGTCATGCAGGCGGCGCAGATCGCGTCGGCGCAAGGAGGGGCTTCCGCAGAGCTTCCGCAATTTTGAACAACGGGCACCTCGAGTCCCTCGCCCGCCTTAGCACATTCCCGGACTTTTCCGGCCTCACCGGCCTGCTTGATGAAGAGGAGCGCGCCCTCCTCGGACAGATGGAAAACCTCCCCACGGATGCGGTACAAGAGGCCGCACTGCTGGTGGACCGCTTCAAGGAACTGCGCAGACTGCGCCGTGTGATTACGAACTCAGTCTCGCTCGCTCACAGAAAGAGTAAAAATGCCCCCTGATCCCGTCGCCCCGAAGAAGCCCGCCGAGAGTCCGACTTTGGAGCAGCGCATCGCTGCGCTCGTTCAGTCGAACACCTCTCGCGACGATTCCGTCCAGCGCCTGCTGGCGGACAACCAAGCACTGACTACCCAGGTCTCGCAGATCGCTGCGACGTTGAACCAGTTTGTGTCCCGACCGCCCGCAGCGACGCCCACGGTGTCCCCGGGAAACCCGTTCGTTGGACAGGCCGGTGTGACGACCGCAACCGCTGCCCCACTGGATGCCGCGTCCCTTTCGGGACTGATTGCGGGCATCGTCGGCCAGGCCCTGAAGCCTGTAGTCGACCGCCTCGAGAACCACGATGCCCGAACTGCGCTTCAGCGCGCTCACGCGGCGTCGATGGCGAAGGCGACCAAGGAGCTGGCCGCGCTGCGCGACCACTCGAGCACCGAGTTTCAGGTGTTCGAGCGTATTTGGGACGGTCGGCCCGACCTACAAGAGCTCGAGGACGGCCCGTATGTGGCCGCGCTCGTGGCGCGCGGGGTCCTGGCTGGCCACCGCACCGAACGCGCGGACGTTTCCGCTCGCAAGGTGCAGGCCTCCGTCACGCCGAGCCGCGCACCGCGGCAGTTCGCAAGCGCACCGACGGAGGGCTCGTTCGAAACGGCCGTAGAGAAGCAGAAGTCTCTCGCGGCTGCGGGTGCCGAGCGCGGCCTCGACGAATCGGGGTTCGCGGAGCTGATCAAGCTCAGCCTCGCCACCGACATCACTCGACAATTGGGTGGGGAACAGAAGGACGACACTGACTGGTCCTAAGCCCACCAAGGAGAGAAAATGGCTACTCTGGTAACTTACGACGAGATCGCAGCGGGCGGGCCCGGACAGGGCGCGCAGACGCTCCGCGAGATCGTTATGGGCGACGTTGTGAACGTCGTCAGCGCGCGGCGCCCGGTCCAGGCGCTGCTCGGGACGGAGGCCGCCGAGGCCCTGTTTTTCGAGCGGCTCGAGGACACGCTTGAGGCGCGCGCGCACAATGCGGTCCAGGAGGGGGCGGACTTCACCGCTCCGGACCTGACCCAGCCGGTTCGCTTGCAGTTCATCGTCCAGCGGTTCGCGCGCTGGGGGCAGGTGTCCGACGAGCAGCGGGATACGGCGCACTACACGCGCGACCCGTTCTCGTACCAGGCGGCGAAGCAGATGCAGCACCTGCTCAACGACATCGAGCTCGCGGTCATCCGCGGCTCGGCGGTCACGGGCACGTCCGGCACGGCGCGGCAGCTTCAGGGCCTGCTGAACATCTTCACGGGCACGGTCACCACGACCGATAGCTCGGGCACGACCTACACCGAGCGCGTTCTCGTGGACCACCTCCAGGTGTTCCCGGACAACAAGTACGACGTGCACATCAACACCGCGATCGTCGGCGCGCGCCTGAAGCGCACGATCTCGGAGTTTTCGACGAAGGTCACGCGCAACATCGAGGCTTCTGCTCGCATGCAGCTCCTCGTGGTCGAGCGGCACTCGAGTGACTTCGGGGATGTCGACGTCGTGTACAGCGAGGACGTTCCGCAGTCGGCGACGGTCACCGCGCAGGGCAACTCGGTGATCTACTTGGATCGGGAGATGTTCAAGGTCTCGTGGTTCAAGCTGCCGACTTTCGAGCAGCTGTCGCGCGCGGGCTTCTCGAACCGGTTCCAGGAGACCGGACAGTGCACCCTGACCTACCGGACCGCGAAGGCCGGCGGGTCCGCGACCTCGTACGTCGCGAACATCACGCAGTAGTTCAGCGGCAGTCGGGGGCGCTATGGAATATTCAAAAATCCGTAGCGCCTCCGCTGCGATTTACCAAAGGAATTCTCATGCCGAATGGTTTGAACGTCAAGCAGCTGGGTTCGAAGTGGCGCGTCGTCGACAAGTCCGGCTCGCCCGCTCGCGATAAGGCCGGAGGCCTCATCGACACCGGTGGGTTCAACACCGAGAGCCAGGCGCGCAAGCGCATCGACACGCACAAGCAGCGGACGGCCAAGGTGAAGTAGCATGTCGTCGAACCTCAAGGACATCACCGATCGCCTCGAGGCGTTCGCAGAGCAGCTTGCCGTCTTGCACGTGACGAACAACACGTCCGCGACGCTGTTTGCAACGCCGGTGAACGTTTACAGAGTCGAAATCGACAGCCCGTCCGGGTCCCTGACGTCACTGCTATTGTGCGACGGCACAACGGACAGTGCCTACAAGGGCGCGTACCTGCTCGGTGAGGGCACGCGCGAGATTTCTTGGATGGGCCGGCCCAAGTTTTTCACCTCTGGGGTCTACGTGGAACGCCACCTCGGCGACACGCACCTCATCGACCTCACAGTTGTTTACAGAACGGAGTAGAGCCCGTGGCCGAACTGTCCGCCGCCGATCGAGTTGCTACCTGGTCGCAGGCTATGCAGACCCTGGTCGGAAGTGTTGGCATCAACAAGGCTGAGCTTCGCGAGGCGATTGATGCTATTGATACATGGGTAGACGCCAACGCCGCAGGCCTCAACGCCGCAATCCCCCTTCGTGCCCGCAACGGTTTGTCTGCGGCACAAAAGGCGGCCCTGCTAAAGGCCGTTGTGGCGCGCCGAGTTGCGGTAGGAGCATAGGTATGGCGTCCGGCGACACGTTACTGGTTTTCACTTCCGACGATTGTCGTTCGCCCGCAAGCAACGGAGCGACGCACGATGTTCGCAACGATCACCCGGTCATCGACTTCGACGCGGCTACCCAAGAGACCACCTATTTGGAGGCGGTTCTTCCTCGCGGATACGCTGGCGGGGGCCTGACGGTTACGCTTTATTGGATGGCGACCTCCGCCACCTCCGGGGCGGTTGTTTGGTCCGTAGCCCTCGAGCGGCACGAAGACGACGCGTTTGACCTGGACGCCAACGGTTTCGCGTCAGCCAAGACGGTTACGTCTACCGCCCCCTCCGCCTCTGGCGAGGTGGGGGTTGATTCTGTGGCCTTCACGGACGGCGCGGAGATAGACGGCCTTCTGGCCGGCGAGTCGTTTCGGCTTTCGGTGGCTCGCGCTGTTGCTGATGTCGGAGACGACATGGTAGGAGATGCCGAACTTTTCAAGGTGGAGGTTCGAGAAACGTAACGTGGCTCGAAACTTTGTCGCTGCCAGTTCACAACACCTGCTCGCTGCGAGCGCGCCTGTCTCGGGGCCGCCGTTCACCCTGTTCGCCTGGCACCAAAACGATACCAACCTTACGCAGGGAGCGATAGTCGTTCTCAACAGCGCTGGGCAACAGGCGACGCTCCACCGCGCGTTTGGCGATGCGCAATTTATTCGCTACGACGGCACCGGGTTCGTGAACATCGTCTCTGCCGACGCATTTCTCGTAACCGGCACCTGGGTAGCAGTGGGGATGAGCGCCTACGCAGCAGACAGTACGGAGGCCTTTGTGAATGGGGTTTCTGTCGGCACGAGCGCAACATCCGCAAACGAGTCCCTGTCGCGTACGCGAATCGCTGCAACCGACACGTTCGCGGCAATGGGCTCGTTCAACGACGGCCGAATCGCGTGTGTGGCCGTTTGGAATGTCGGTCTCAGCGCCGCAGAGCATGCGGCGTTGGCGAAGGGGGTGTCCCCGTTGCTGATCCGCCGCGCAAACCTTGTCGCTTTCTGGCCCCTGTTCGGCCGTACCGGCACCGCGGACGAGCCCGCGATTGTGGGGACGCCCGACTTGACAGTCAGCGGTGACGGTGGTGCGGGCGATAACCCGTCCGTGGTTCGCATTTACGCCCCGCGTCTTAGGACCCGAGTCGTTCCGGTTCCGCTTGTTCCGGCCGCCCCCCCTCGGCCTTATCCCGAAGACGGTTCCCTTGGTGGCGGCGGCCATTCCCGCATTTGGATTTCAGGGTTCGTGTCCTATGTCTAACGACATTGTCGTGCTTGTAAAGCGCGCTGCCGAGCGAACGATCATCTCTGACATCCTGGAAGAGTGGCATCGCCGAGACCCCAGGGCCGCCAAGGAGGCCATTCGGTTCATTCGCGAGGTCACCGCACAGGACATCCACTCCAGCGGAAAATACAAAGACATGGGATCGGAGGACAGCGCCGACGGGCACGTGAAACTCCGCTTCCCCGCTACGCTGTTCTGGGCGATCCGGCGTATTTTCCCTAAGTGGGGAGACGACGACGCGGACATTCGCACCCTGGTCACCGACTTCCCGGACTTGATGCCGCGCGCCATGAGAAAGCGCATCGGCGCAGAATAACAGGAGCTTCCCGCCATGAAGATCCCCGTCCCCGTCCCCGTCTCGTTCAACATCGTCACCAAGGACACCCCCGAAAACACCGTCACTGCGGTGCGGTCCATTTTCGACCAGGTGTACCGCGACGGCGACGAGGTGCTCGTCCTCGACACCGGGTCCTCGCCCGAAAACCTTTCGCGGCTGCGCGAGCTGCTCGGCGAAGTGCCGGGCGTGCGGCTGCTTCAGAAGGATTTCAGCCAGGACCTCGAGCCCTACGTGCGTCGCTGGTTGGGAGAGGACGAGCTTGCGCGCTTCCGGGCCGACCCGCAGTATGCCACCCTGCGCGGCACCCTGGACTTCGCGGAGATCCGTCAATATGTTGCCGATCAATCCGCCCACGATGTCATCTGCTGGATTGACAGCGACGACGTCATTGTGGACAGCACGCGCGGCGGCCTGCGAAAGCTGGTTGACGACTACATCGGCGGGGGCAGTGGGGACGGCATTTTCCTGAACTACGAGTATGCTTTCGACACCGACGGCTCCTGCACCACCGTTCTCAAGCGCGAGCGTTTCGTGCGTCGCAGCAAGTTCTACTGGGTGGGCCGCTGCCACGAGACGCTGATCCCGCGTCCCGGGATCGAGGTACGGGGGACGGGCTACTGGTCGGACCTCCCCGCGTGCATTCGGCACACGAAGGACCGCGGCAAGGGCGGGACCTCCGACATCCGCAACTACGTGATTTTGCGGCGCGAGATCGAGGAGATGTCCGACGAAGAGCAGCCCGACCCGCGGACGCTGTTCTACCTGGGAAACGCGTGTCGCGGACTGCTGCGTCTTCAAGAGGCCATCGACCTGTACCGCCGGTTCGAGGCCCTGTCCGGCTCGCCCGACGACCGCTTCGGCGCGGCCTACTTCATCGCAGGGATCTACATGACCCCGGCGTTCCAGCGCCCGCTCGAGGCCGCCGACTGGTACAGCAAGTGCATCGAGATTCGCGGGCACGACCCGCGCGGCTACTTTGGCCTGCTCCGCTGCTACACCGCGCTGTGCCGCTGGGAGGAGGCGCTGCACTGGTACCGCGTCGGGCTGACCCTGCCCTTCCCTGAGGAGTCCGCGGGCAGTGTGGACCCGCAGCAGGTCCGATACCACCCGCACCTGCTCGCCGCGGTGTGCGCAAAAGAACTCGGCCGCGTGGCAGAGGTGCGCGCCGCGGTTGAGCGCGCCCGGGCCGCGCGCCCGAACTACGAAGAGGACAGGCCGCGCTTCGACGCCCTGCTGAACTGGGCGGCCGGCCAGGAGCTGGCCTCCGCTGCTACCACCGTGTTGCGCAACGCGCGCGACGTGCCGAATTCACGCCTCCTGGCCCGGGAACTCGCGCAGCGGCTGTCTGCGATCCCCGAGGGCCTTGAGACCATCGGGGTGGGCCGCCCCGAGCCGCCTGACTCCCGGCCGCGCCGGCCCGAGCTCGCCATTTTGTGCGGGCACACCTTCGAGCCCTGGGGGCCGTACAGCGAGCAGACCGGCATCGGCGGCAGCGAGAAGATGGTGTTGCTTCTATCGCGCGCCCTGCAAGCGCGGGGCCTGAACGTCACGGTGTACGCCAACGTTCCGTTCGCGCACCGCGGCGTAGCGGCCGACGGTGTGGCGTGGCGGCACTGGTCCGAGGTCGACGACCGCAGGCCGCGCCGGGCCGTGATCTACTGGCGCAACCACAACCTGATCGCCAGCACCCGCATCCCGGCCGAGCGGCGCTTTCTGTGGCTGCATGACGTACAGTCTCCGAACACCGATCCCGCGCCCCTGCGCGCCCTGGACGCGATCCAGGTGCAGTCAGAATTCCACGAGCGTCCGCTGGCCGGGCTTGACCTGCCATTATGGCAGGGACGCAACGCGATTCGGTCCGAACTCTATCGGCCCGAGCTGTCCAACCCGAAGAAAATCGTCTACTGTAGCAGCCCGGACCGCGGCCTATTCACCGCGCTGTCGGTGTTCTACGTGGCGAAAACCCTTGACCCCGAGCTCGAGTTCGACATCTGCTATGGGTTCACGCCCTTTTACCGCCGCATCACGGCGCAGCGCACTCACTGCACCATCCCGGACCTTGGGCGCGACGCCAGCCGCGACGACTACGAGCGACACGTGAACGCCCTGATCGATCGTACCGGCGCCCGCATGCACCACCGCGTCAGTTTCGAGCGCTGCGCCGAGTTGCAAAACCAGGCCGGCATTTGGCTCTACCCGACGCGCTTCCCGGAAATTTCGTGCATGGCTGCGATGGAAACCCAGGCGGCCGGGTGCGTGCCGATTTGCACGCTCTTCGGAGCACTGCGCGAAACCGTCAAGGACAAAACCTTCGCCCTGCCGCCCCTGCCGACGCCGACCCCAGACGAGTGGGTCCATCAGGCTGCCGAGACCGTGTTGCGCGCATCGAAAATCCCCGCCGACGACCCGATTCGACGCGGCTTGTCCGAGCGCGCGAAATCGGAGTTCGACATTGAGCCGCTCGCCAACGAGTGGCTGGAGAGAATTCTGGGCCCGGGGTAAGCCGGAATGGCGGGCCGGCGCCCTGGGCTCTTTTTGAGGAGAAGAAATGAGCACCCTGGTTTCACAGATCATTGACGAGGTGCTCGGCATCACGGGTCGCAAGAGCGACACGGCGATGCGGACGCGCCTTGTGCCGGCCGTGGACCGCGCCGTGGACCACTGGGCAAGCCGTCGGCCCTGGAACGGCCTGAAGCGATACGAGGACTTCACCGCGAACGGCACGCGGTTCATGGTGTTCCCGCGGCGCGTCCAGAAGCCCCTGTCGGTGACCGACCTGGACAACAAGCAGGCGGTTCGCGGCGGCACGGACTGGAATCTCAGCGCGACGAACACGTGGTCGCGCTCGGTCACCAACGATACGCCGTGGGAGTTTCGCGAGCTCGGCGTGGTGCCGGTAATTTCCGAGCCGTCCACCTACGCCCCGCTCGAAATCGAGGCCTCCGTAAGCGAGGCCCTCACGATTTTCATCACGGGGTATGGGCTTGACACCCTCGCATCCGGCACCGCGCTCGAGTTCCCGTTGGTCACGGAATCGTTCCTGATCACGGGGACCGGCGCCACGACTACCGCGCAGTCTTACACCCGGGTCGAGTCGATCGAGAAGTCTTCCCTCGACGGCGACGCTGACGTGATCGTGCGCGACTCGGAAAGCTCTGCCCCGCTGTCGCGCATTCCCGCAGACGCGCGATCCGCGGCCTATGCGCGCATCGAGTTCCTGTACATCCCACCGGCTGGACGGCGCCTGCGCGTCGAATACTACACGCACCCAGACCGGGTCGTCAACGAGCAGTCCGCCTTGCCCTCGGCCGTCCAGCGCGATTACCTCATCTGGCGCGTCGTGGGGGACGTCCATTGGATCGACAACGAGCCGCAGCAGGCGCAACTCGCCTGGCAGAAGGCCGACGGACTCATGCAGGAAGAGGCGCTTGCGCAGGAGGGGCGCGGGGACCGGCTGAAGCTCGTCTCCCCGCGGCAGATCTATTTCCGGCTCGAGGGTGAGGACTTGTACGAATGTTAGACTGGCTGTCCAAAGCGCTCGACACGCTCCTGCTGATTTTTCCGCGCCTCGTGATCATTCGCAGCACCCACGCGCTCGTGTCCTTCCGGATGGGCCGGCACATGCGCGTCCACCCGCCCGGGCTGCACGTGTACTGGCCGCTCGTGACGTCCGTCACCCTGATCCCAACGGCGCGAACAACCTACAACGTGGAGACCCAGGTCCTGACGACGCGAGAGGGCCGCACGATTGCGGTGTCGGCCGTTCTGGTGTACACGATCCCGCAGCCGGCGCTTGCTGTTGGAAAAACTGTGGACATCGACGACACGATCGGGGACATCGCGTGCGTGTCCGTGGCCGAGTGCCTGGCGAACATGACGCTCGAGCACGTACTGGACACGAACGCGAGCGGGGAGCTGAGTCGCCTGGTGTCGAAGCGCGCGGCGGACCGGCTCGGCAGGTTCGGTGTGAGCCTCGAGTTCGCCTGTCTGACGGACCTGGCGCCGTGCGACGTGATCAAACACTTCGGCTTCGCGCCCCCGCCCCCTCCCAAGGTTTGCAAGAATGGCTGAGGCACAGAAAACCCCGCCCGTAGCCCCCGAGGCGATGGACACGGTCCACAAGGGGGTGAATACTCGGAATCGGGCGTGGAAGCTCGGGGCCGAGGAGTTCTCGGACGGCACGAACATTGAGATCGACCGCCTTGGGCAGTGGTCGCGCACGCGCGGCGACACCCCGTTCGGCGGAATCGTGGGCGCCCCCGGAGGCCTGGGGCAGTTTCGCGATCACTCTACCAGCGAGCAGGTCGCTTGGGCCGTGTTCGGCTCCGAGCTCTACCGGTCCGACGGCGACTCGCTCTGGCTGCGGTCGGCGTGCGGCGTCTCGTTCGTCTCGGACCGCCTCCACATGTTCGTGGAGGGCAACTGGTTCGGGGCGTCCGGGGACCAGCGCGCACTGTACGCGGCGCAGGCCGAGCCTTCTTCGGGGCAGACGCTCGCCAGCGGGATCGTCGCGTTCAAGGGCGTGAACGCTGCGGACTTTTCGCAGCAGGCCAGCTACACGCCCGTGTGCATCACCTATTTTCAGAACCGCCTGTGGAAGGCGAACGACACTACTCGCGGAGACGGGAACGACCTGGCCTGGTCGGAGCTCGACGACGGCCTGACGTTCTCTCCCGCGAACGAGTTGACGATCGAGGCGGGCCTCGGGGGGCGCATTACGGCCCTGCTGCCCTCGCGCGACAACTCACCGAACCTGTGGATTCTGAAGGAGTCGGCGATCGTTCTGCTTCGCCCCCAGTGGGGCACGGCGGGCAGCCTGATTCCTGGACTCGGCGACGAGCTGGACACGGTGAACTCGAGCGTGCGCGTCCTCACGTCGGGCGTGGGGTGCGTCGCGACGCGCAGTGTGGCTACCGTTCCGGGGCTGCCCGGCATCGACGTTCTGTTCCTGGCGCGCGACGGTGTGCGCGGCCTCCAGCGCGCGGACGGGGACGAGCAGCTCGGCGCGGGGTTGCCGTTGACCTATAACATCCCGGACTTCATTGAGCGCATCAACTTCGATGCGGCCCACAAGGCAGTCGGCGCGATCTTCGAGAACGCCTACCATTTGGCTGTGCCCCTTGACGGGGCGGTCGAAAACACCCATGTGCTGCGGTTCGACCTGTTCCAGAATTCGTGGTCCCTCTTCGACATTTCGGCGCGCGACATGCGCATCGTGCCGTTCTCGAATGAGGACCGCCTGTTCTATCAGGCGATCGATGCGGCCGGCGACTGCTCGACCACCGGCGTCGCGGACTCCGGGACCTTCCAAGTTTACCGGGCCTTCGCGGGCGACGCGCGGCCGGGCGGCTCGTTGCCTTCGTACGACTTCCGAACCCGCGCGTTTTCGTTCGGGGACCCGCTCACCAAAAAGCACTGGCACGAGCTGAGCTTTTCCGCCTCGCTCGACGCCGGGGAGACGCACTACGTGACGCTGCTGGCGGCCGTGGACCTGAAGGACTGGAGCACAATTGCCTCGGTTGCCGTGTCCGTGCCCGACCCCGGCATCGTGTTCGGCACTACGCCGCTGCCCTGGGCGCTGCCCGAGAAGCAATTTGTCACGAGGCACGTCAGCCTGGAGGATGTCGCGCCTGGGTTCTTCGTCCAGTTCCGCCTGATCAATTCAACGGACTTCGCGCGCCCCGTGTTTTACAACCTCCGGCTCCGGGCCGAGCTCGGGCAGTTCGAATACGACAACGAGGTGTGATATGGCGCTCGTAGTAACCCCGGGTTTCCTGCGCGCCGAGGGACCCGGCTTCAAGCCCGACCGGGACCTCAAAAAGTTCGTGCAGACCACGCACATTGCCGGGCTCAGCGCGGAGGAGTTCGGAACCGAGCTGAACTTCACGTACTCGCAGACCGACGCCCCGGCGACGCTTCTTCGCGACCCTGGCACGCTCTGGTTTCGTCGCGGCGAGGGGCATCTGTACATGTGGGACACCGCATGGCACGGCGTCGCCGAGCTGTCCATCGACACGCAGTATTCCGGACAGGGCATGTGGGTTTCTGTTTCCGACCGAAAGGAATTCATCAACCGCAACCGCTCGTTTGCGGCATTCACCACGGAACGAGATATTCGCAACGGGGCGATGCTGGCCTCTGGGGACACGGGCTCGCGCGGCCACCCGAGGCAGGACGTGTCGCACACGGGCCGCTCCGGTGACATCCGCAGCGCGCTCTTCGGCGGCCTCTCTGACGGCTTCGACGCGAGCTATGTGACGATTTCTGCCGGCGCGACCGCGTACAAGTACGAGCGCCTCGTGGACGTGGGGTATGGTCAGATCTTTGCGCTGCCCGGGCAGCAGGCTCCGGGCGCCGGGTGCTTCGACTCCACGGCCTGGACTGGGGTTGTTTTCTCCAGCGCGCCCTACGCCTCAACGCGACAATATTTCGCGCACGTTACCGAGTCCGTCGCGAGCACCGCGATCGGGACGCGCTACCGGGCCTTCATTTTCACCGAGGCGCGGAGGTTCGACGTCTCCTGATGGCAACGATTACGCCGGGCTATGACTTCACGGCCGCCGAGGTGCCCACGTTCAACAAGATGCTCCAGGCCGCCCTCGGGCTACAAATTGCCGACCTGGGGCTGGCCGACCTGCCCGCGGACCTCATCGCGATGGTCACGGGCACGGTCTCCGGCTCGACCGGCTCCTCGCTGCCCGCAGAGGGCTGGATGTGGTACACGCCGGCGGGCGAGCTCTGGGTCGAGACGCGTTGGCTCTTGCCGGGCATAGGGGCCGCAAGCGGGACCTCTGAGCAGCGGATCGCGTGTCCGTTGTTCCGCCCTCAGGGTGGGTACGGCTCGGTACGGTGGCGCCTGGCAGCTATAACTACCGAGATTGGTACTAACATAACGACGACGACCAGACATGATAATGACGAGCGGTTCCATGTCTGGGGGGAAACGAACACGAACGGCGCAAGCGACGGGGGCCGCTGCCTCGGCTTGAACTGGGAGACCGGCACGTCTGGCTCCCGCGCGGTGGTGATTCTGCGCGGCCCCGCTACGATTCGCGACCTCGGGTTCGCCACCGAGGGGCAGCAGGACGACGCGCGAGCAATTAGGAACAGCTCGGGCGCCTGGCAGCAGCTCTCGTTCCAGCAATCGAACGCCGGGGCCGGCGGGCGGTACGGGCTCGCCACCGCCATCGGGCGCTCGTACCAGCGCGGCACCACGGCGGTGACGGCGATGGGCGGGTGGTGGTTGCACGCAGGAGTAGTTTACGGCCCATGAGACTTTCCGTCCTCACAGACCTCACCGGCGCGATTACGCGCCAGACGCTGCAAGACATTTGGACTGACGCGGCCATCGCGGACGTCCAGGCGAGTGACTTCTCGGCGGACACGCTGTCCGTGCAAGTCGGCTCGTCGCTGTCCGAAGCCAGCGGGTCCCCGACGCCCGGCACCTTGTTCTTCTCTAAGGGCGAGCAGTTGATGTACTGCTACCACGACGAGATCGACGGGACGGGAGTTTCGCTGTGGCTCGCGATCGGACCGGACGTGTTCGAGTGCGCGTGCCTGGCGGGGGAGCCGATCCCGGCCGGGGCCGTCGTGTCGCCCTGGTTTGACCGTCGCGTGTTTCTGGGGAACGCAAGCAACGCGTCGCTCATCGCGGGGCAAAACCGCCCGACCTACATCGGTGTGAACCAGTCCGGCTTGCCCCCGGTGAACACGTTCTACGTGGAGGGCGAGACGGCCCAGTCCGGGGCATGGATTCGCGTAGCAATCGACGGGCTACCCAGGGTGTGCTACCCGGCCCCCGACACTGGGGTCAGTACGCAGCACTTTGGAAACTCAGGGCGATTCAACGGCACGCACCATCAGGGCGTTCTTGGGGGTCCGAGGTTCGGTGGCCTGATCGGTGCGCCGAATAACGGGAACCTGACGTGCGACAGCAACATCGGGCAGAGCTGTTTTTTCGTGTCTAACTACTCGGGCATGACTTATACCTATGCCAGGGTGAAGTGGGGCGGCGGCGCCCGATTTATTGTGTAGGAGGAGAAATGGCAGAATCTGGCGGAAATGAAGCGGCCCTGATCACCTCTATTCTGGGGGGGATCACGGGCGGCTTGGGCTCCTTCTTTGGGGCCCGAGAAAGCAAAAAGGCCTTCCGGCGTTTTCGAAAACGCCAAGCGGGGGCGATCACGAAGGCGCGTGAGTTCACGGACGAGCGCATTGCCGCGCTCACCGGGCCGGGCACCCTGCTCGGCCTGGGCACCGAGTTCCTGCGCGGTACATTCTCGGACCCCGAGAGTTCTCCGCTCGCGGAAAGCCTGACGAAGGGGCTCCGGGTCGCACAGGAGTCGCGCGGGCTGCGGCGCTCCACGATCGGGGCGGTCTCGGAGGCGCGCGCGCTGGGCGCATTCACGCAGAACCTGCGGTCGTCCCTGCTGCCCGCGGTGCAGCAGTTTGGCACGCTCCCCGAGACCTTGCGCCAGTCGATCCTGGGCTTCGAGCTCCCGATTCACATCGGCCGGGCCACGGGCCTCAACGTGTCGGGCCTGGGCGTTGCCCCGGGCCTCGAAGCAGGCTTTGCGTCCGGGGGCAGCACGTCTGCGATCCTGTCGGGCGCGGCTTCCGGCCTTCTCGGTGGCGCGAACATCGGGTTCGGCTTTCAGCAGATGCAGCAAAACCAGCAAGAGCTGGACGCCCTGCGGTCGCGCCGGGGACAAAACCAGAACCAGAGCGCCGGCGGCGGTGGCTTTTTCGGCAGCTTGTTCGGAGGATAGTTCATGCCCCCGGTAGCCTCTCCAGGCCTCAGGCTCGAGGCCGGCAGTCAGTCCCGCCTCGACGAGGTGCTTGGCGGCGGCGCGGCGCAGCGCTCGCTGGCAACCGGCGCGGCGTTCGAGCAGCTTTTCAGCGGTCAACTTTCTGGGCGCCAGGAGGGCATCGCGGGCTCGTTGGTGAAAAACCGGCTCGCTCGCGGGCTCCGCGGCGCTGCTGCCGAGGACGCCGCGACCCGGCTGCGCGAGCAGCTCTCGGCGTCCAACCGCGTGTCGGCAGCCGAATTCCTCGGCCAGTCTCTGGGGCGGAATATCCTGCCCCAGTTGGGGGCCGGGTCGGTGCAGGACGAGGGGACCCGGTTCGGGGAAGGTCCGTCCGCCGCGTTCATCGACCTGGCCGGCGGCGTGCGCGCCCAGGACACCGCGCCTTTCGGGGCGTTCTCGACCGAGCTTGCGGGCCTGCGGGCCCTGGGCTTGAGCCAGGGGGGCGCCGCGGTCAACCGACGCGTACAGGGCGCCCTCGCCGGCGCTGGGGGGGATCGCGCGGCGGCGTTCGCGCAGCTCTTCGGCACGACCTCGCTCGAAACCCTACAGCCGTTTCTCGACCCCCAGTCGGCCATCCAAGGGCAAATCGGGGCGGTCGAGCGGTCCATTCGCGAGCAGATCGGAGTCCTGTCGCCCGAGGGCGGGCGGCTTTCCCCCCACCCCCAGCTCGACATCGGACTTCGCGCAGGCCAAACGACGGGGCTGAACCTGGAGATAAACGACCAGCTCCTCCGGCGCCTGGGGCTGCGGACGTTCCAGGAGGCGGGCGGGTTCCACAACGTTCTCGCGGGCATCGACCCCCGCCAGCTTGCGCAGCTCGCACAAGAGCGCCTGGGTGTCAGCTTTGGCGGCGCAGAGAATGTAACGGCCGAGATCGTAAGCGGCACGAGCAGTATTGGTAGGGGCCGCGCCGAAGGCACCGCCTTCTTGGCGTTTGAGGGCGCGGACCTCGCGAGCCAGGCGGAGCTCGTGCTCGGCCTATCGTCCAGCGGCTTTGCGCGGCGCGAGGTCTTCGAGTCCGGAGTGCGCGAAAACCTTCAGACCCTGCGAGAGCTACAGCAGTTTCAAGGGCAGATCGGCGGGAGCGCGCGGGACATCGACCTGCTTCGCCGGCAGCAGTCCGAGCTGGCCGGACTGCCGACCACGCGCACGGCGTCGCGTACGGTGGGCAGCCCGCTCACCGGGAATCGGCGAACGGTGCAAGACCGCACGGGCATCCCGCAGGCCGAGCTCGACGCACAGCGGCAGCGCCTGTCGTCGTCCATCGCGGACATCGGTAGGTTTCGCACGGACCTGTTTTCACCCGACGTACCGTTCTTCACGTAGGACACAAAATGGCAGACGACATCGGCCGTACCCTGCTCGAGGCCTCCCAGGTACTCGTGCAAAATTTTCAGCGGCAACAGGAATTCCAGATCCAGCGCATTTCGTTCGAGCAGCAACTCCAGGAAGCCGAAAAGCTCATGGCGATGCGCGAGAAAGAGCTCGCGTCCCGTGACCGCTTCGCGAAAATCCAGGAGGCGCAGCTCAACGCCCAGGTGCAGGAGGCGGCGCGCCAGGCCCGTGTGCGCGAACTGGCTGGAGGAGAAACCGCGGAGGCCGAGGATGTTCGTCAAACGCGGCTTGCCCAACAGCTGGACAACGAGAGGGTGCGGGCAGCCCTGGCCGGCTCTGGGACGGGGGACCAGTCCCAGCTGCGCGCGCAGACGAACGCCCGTGCGCTCGACCTCCAAGAGCAGGAGGCCGCCCGCACCATCGCGCGAAACGACGCGCGATTCACGCCGTTCCAGAACGCATCTTTGAAGGACGTGCGGGACCTCCGCCAGAAGCTCCTGCAGGCGGAGCAGAACCCGCTGGATGCGATGTTGCAGCAGCAGGTCGCGAAGGCGCTGAACCTGTTCGACGCGACCAGTGCCGACCAGCTCAAGCAGACCGTCGAGGAGTTTGAGACCGCGGTGCGCGACCTCTCCGGCACCCGCCCGCTGGAGCGATTCCAGCGCGACGGGTTCCACCTGCTTACCGGGTCGGACGCCGGGTTCGAGGAAATCATGTTGGGGGCGCAGACCGCGACGGTCGAGGACGACATCCTGTCCGCGTTCGCGATCAACCCCGGAACGCTGGGCGAGGGGCAGGGCTCGATGGATGTGTTTCGCATCGCGTCCGACATCGCACGCCGGCGCCCGAACTCCCTGCTCCGGTCGTACTCTGCTCGCCTGCGGGGCCCCGACGGCACGGTGGACGAGGAGCGCCTGGGTCGCCTACTGAGCGCGATTCGCAAAACAATCCCGGACCGCGAGGCCGCCGACTCCTTCGTGGGCGAGCTCATCGACGGGCTGACCACCAGCTCGCAGCGATAACCATCAAGTAAGCAAGTCCCGCACCCAATAGACTTAGAGCAAAAGCATGCCGCTCCCCGAAGAACTCATCAAGCAAGACCTCAGCAAGTTCCGCGGCGCACAGCCCGGCCCGCTGCCGGCCCCGTCCAGCGTAGACGACGCGGTCTCGCGCGACCTGGACCGGTTCCGCGGCGCCGGGGCTCCGCGTGTCCCGATGGGGCGGCTGGGCTCCCTGCTCGAGACCGCGCGCCACGACGAGGAGGCAGCCCTCCCCGCCGGCCGTGCGCCCGGAGACACGGCGCAGCTTGCGCTGCAAAACCAGGCCTTGGGGGGCGACGACCGCCCGCTGCCCCGCACCGGGGCCGAGGCGGTTCGCGGGCTGGCCTCTGCGGGGCGCCTGATCCGACCGTTCCCGGGCCTGGAGGCCTCCGTGGAGCGTCGGGCCCGCGGACTCGCGGCGCAGTTCGCAGGCGCCTTGGGGGGCGTGGACACGCTCACGCCTCGAGATTTTGGGGACCTTGTGGCCGCTTACCGCCACAACCTGTACTCCACCGAGGGCGAGGTGATGCCCGACGAGCACCCGCGGATCGCCCGGGAATTTGCGGTTCGTGTCGTCGAAGACGCCCGCAGCGTCATCAATGAGAAAATGACCCGGCTGCGCCTCGCCGGCAAGGGTCCCGAGGACCGGGATCTCGTTCGGCTGGCGGAGCTGTCGAACCGACTGCAAGTCACAGGGGCCCGCGCCGGGGACTTTGACGTGCAGGAGGCGTTCCAGCTGCGCGCCGCGTGGGCGTTCGACCGATCCGACGAGAGCGAGAAGCACATCTCGGCGGACCGCGCCGGCTCCGCTCGACGCCTGATCGACTGGATGTGGTTCCCCGAACAGCTACCAGAGGAGCGCGTCCAGGCCCTGTCGGCACAGAAGTTGCAGCGGTTCGACCGGGAGGCGGGGAACATCTCCGACAGCTTCAAGCTGGGCCACAACCTACACGCCTGGCTGTTCGAGGCCTATGCGGGGGACGCCAACAGCCCCGCGAACGACGCAGACGGGGCCCTGCGCCGCTTGTGGGTTTCCGCGGTAGAGCGCTCTCGGTTCGCTGCGCTCGGGGCCCCGCAGGCCGAAAACCACGCCACCTCGATTCAGAGCACGCACCCCGCGCTTGTGTCGCGCCTGACCGAGCAGCACCTGGAGCGCCTCGCGCGCGCGGGTGCGCCCAACACTCGATTCTCCCTGACCCGCTGGGCCGACAAGAAGCTCGAGGACCGCTACCCGCAGCTCGTCCAGGCGGACCTCGGCGTCTCCCAGCTCGACCAGCGCACCGACGTGGGCGAACGCACCTTCATGGATTCGTCGGCGGTGCAGCTCCTCAGCACCATTATGGGGGGCGTCACGGAGGCAGTAGACGCGGTGCAGGACGTCGGGCGCATGGCGCGTGCCGGCCTGCTCGCCGCGCCCGAGGACGAGTTCGAACGCGTGGTCCGGGAGAAGTCGGGCCTCGAGCCCGCGCCCTCCGTTCTTGGAGAGGTCTTCTCGCGCGACGACCTGGGCCTGCTCCGCCAGCAGGTCGCCGACGGAACGATGGACCGCAACCTGGTCCGCAAGCTGATTTCAGCATCCGACCAGGAGGGCTTCCTCGACGCCGCAACGCATCTATTCTTACCCGACGGCGCCAGCGCCGGCCTGGCCGCAGCCGCCGCGCTTCAGGGGATCGCGCGCGAGGACCCCACGCTTCTGACCGCCGAACTCTTCATGCAAGAAACTCGACGGCTGCGCGAGGAGGAGCGCGTTCGGGTGCTGGAAAAAAGCCCGCTCCCCACGGGGCAAGACGTGTCCGACATGTCGGCCGACGCCATTCGCGCGCGCTCCAGCTCCGGCTTTTGGTCGGGCGATCACTTCCGCGCCAGCCTGCGGGTCGCTTGGGCCGTGTTCGGAGCGGGAATGCGCGACTCCCTCGAGACCGCGATGTCAAATCCCTCGGAACTCGTTGCGCAGGAGGTGGTCGAGGGCGTTGTCCTTGGGGCGGCCCTTGGGCCGGTCCGGGCACTGGGGAAGGCCGTTGCAGATTTCTCTCAGAACGTCCCGGGGCGCGAGATCGTACGGAGCGCGCTCGCCGCCAGCCGAATGCGCACCGCCGTATCGGACTTGGCGCACTGGTCGCCGGCTCGCGCCCAGCGGCTCCGCGACGCCGCGACCACGGTTCTCACGAACACCACCCCAGAGCGCACGCGCGACGCCCTGACGAAGGTTCGGGCCTCGGCGGAGGCCGCAATGAAGGACCACGAGGTCGAGTTTCTGGGGCTCGACGACCTGAAGAGGCGAGAAAAAATCTCGAGCCTGCGAAAGCACGTACACGAGGTGCGGCGCAATCTCGCCGGCGTCGACCGGCGCACCCTCGCGAAGCTCTCGGACGAGCTTTCGTTGCCGCAAGAAGTTTGGTCGGCGGTCACGGGGCCGGACGCACCGGGGGCTCTCCGTACGATCGCACAAACGATCGGGGCGCGAACCGGCGGGCGCGGGCCCAAGCTCTACGCGTCGATCGCGACGGAATCCGAGAACGTCGCGGACCGGCTCGCACAGCTCGCGGAGCTCAACATTCCGATCACCGACGATATGCTCCAGGACGTGCCGATGTCCTTGTTCGGGCTTCGCGAGGGCGGTGTAGTTGGCGAATGGCTCCGCTCCACGCCCGGCACGCGCCCGGTCTTCGAGGCCTGGGATCGCGCGTTCGGAAAGCTCGAGTCGGGGGCGGCGACTGTCGGGGCGGACCTGGTAGAGTTCGGGGCCAAGTGGCTCCCGATCGTGAACGACTGGCGTATCCTGCAAAAAACCGTACGGACGCAGCAACTCGACGCCCTGAAGTACCTGCGGCAGCGAACCTTCATTAAAGGCGAGGAGCTTCGGGTGCTACGCCAGTTGGCCACCCCGGCGGAGCACCCGGAAATCGATTTTCTACTCCAGGACGTCACGAGGAAGGAGACGCGCTGGTTCGACCTCGCCCAGGACCTTCGCCGCCAGTCGTTCGACCACCCGGTAGAACTGGACAAGGTGCCGGGCCTCATGGAAGAGCTCGACGTCGCGGACCTCGAGCTTCTCTACTCTCAATCCGGGGGGTTCTCGTCCGGTTGGAGCTTGCGGGATCGACTCGCGCAGAGCACAGACCCCGGCAAGTGGGCAAAGACGTGGCGGAAGGCAGTCGACGGCCATCTCACGGCAGTAAAGCAGGTTCGCCGAAGGTTCGGCGCCGAATTCTTGCGGGCCCCTGGGCTCCTCGACAACACCGTCGCGTATCTTGACGAGTCGGGCGGCGTGATGCTGCCCGGTGTCGCGCGCCGCATTCTGAAAGAGCGCGAGGCCGCATTTATTGCCGATCCGGAAAACGCCGTCTTTACGCCGGATGATGGTTTTGGCATGGAAGTTGCCCCTATCGGAGAGCGCGTCGCGAACGTGCGCGCCTGGGTACGGCGCACCGAGAACGCGAAGGCCGCGGGACTTCGTGTCCGCACCCTGGAATTGGGGGACGGCAACCTGAACCAGGCTATTCGGGCCTCCGCCGACGCGCAAAAAACCACGCGGCTACAGATGCAGATTTTCGGCCTGCGCGTGGAGGAGCTCGATGCCGCGTACCATGCCATGTCCCCCGGCGAGCGTACCGCTTACGGTTCCGCAGTGAAGAGTGCCGCGGAGGGCGACTACTCATCGATGCGCGAGTTCTTGGCACAGCGACCCGACATCGCCCAACACCTGGGTACGCTCTCGCCTAACGATGCGGTCGAGCGGCTTTTGTTCGACAACGAAGAATTCCTGATGCGCCTACTCGACGACGCGGCGAGCACCGGGATCGTCGAAAAAACTGAGCTTGCGCGCCTCAAAGAGCCCTACTTCCCGCACCTGTTCCGGGCCTTCGAGACCCCGCGGCTGCTGTCGAAGCACGCCCGCGCGGCCCTGGCCGAGCAGCCGGGCGTCCAGCAGATTCAGGCGCTGACCGGTGCGAGCATGGACGAGTTCTTGCCGCAGCGCCACCTGACCCGCTTCCGAACGGTCATCGACCGCGGACGGGCCGGGAAAGAAATTGTGGAGCACGACACCGAGGCGCAGGCCATCGACTGGGTCGGCCAGCACTACGGACTGCGCGACCTGGGAGACCTGGAGGGGAAGGCTGGCCGCGCCGGCCTTACCGACCTCGGCAACACCGTCAAAATTCTGCCCCCCGTCGGCGAGCTTGCGGATTTTCTGCAACTCCTGCCCGCCGGTGAGTCCACCCTCTCGCGCATTTCAACTCTGGCGCGCGATACGTCGCTCGCGCGCTTCCTGGGGGCGTTTGACCGCCCCAAGTGGGCGATGAGCAAGGACGAATTCTCGGCGTGGAAGGCGATCCCGCGAAACGTGTCGCGGGAGAAAAGTTTCACGCAGGTGCCCGACTCCCCGATGTTCGGCCCGATCAAGGGCAAGTTCGTGCCCAAGCGCGTGTTCCGCGAGGTACAGCACTTCCTCGAAAGTTTCGACGCGTTGTCCGAAGTGGCCGCTGCGCTTCGCGAGTCGGCGCTCGGGGGCGGCCTGGGCGCCACTGCGGTCGGTCGGGTGCTGGCCGCGGGCGGGCGCGCCGCCGAGTTCGCGAAGGCCTTGATCGGCACGAACGCGATCGCTCGGAACCCCGTCACGATCTCGTCGAACATTCTGATGGACCGCGAAATTTTCGCCCGCATGGCGTTCGGGGGCGACTACCTGTACTCGAACCTCGGCCGCCAGTCCCGCACGCTGGCGTGGCGCGTGCTCTTTGGGGAAAGCGGGCCGCACGCGATTCCGAAAGCCCACTTCCGGCGCATCGGGAAGACGGGCGGTAAGCTGCCCGGGCCGCTCACGGACGACGAGCGCGCCTTCTACGCGCTGGTGGTCGAGCACGGCGTCCTGGACGACACGGTCATTGGGTCCGCGAACCTCAACCGGCAGCACCAGTTCAACGCGCTGGCGCGGATGTTCGGCGGCGACGAGGCCGCCCCGGACGGCATACAGCACGCTTCGCTGATTGAGGACCTCGTGGACGGAATCGGGGCACCGCGCACCGCGCGCGAGGTGGAGATCGCGGACCGCCTGCTCGAGGTCGATGCTTTGATCTCCGACCCGAAGGCGTTCTCGGTGCGCGCCGGCCCCAAGGCCCTCGAGGCTTTGGAAGCAGAGCGGGCCACCCTGACGCACGCGCTGGGGAAAATTTCGCGCAAGACCGGCATTCGCCGGGTCCTCCAGGCCGCCGAAACCCTGGCGCTGCGGATCTCTGGGGCGCCCACCGGCCTACAGGGGTCCGTGCGGTCCACGAGCCGCGAGGTCTACTCGCGCATTTCGAACGTCCACCGCGTGGCGGGCTTCAAGTACCTGCTCGAAAAGGGGTGGAGTCCAGAAGACGCCGCCAAGCACATCAATCGGTTCATGCAGAACTACTCGGCCGTGCCGCGCGCCGTGCGACGCCTGAGCCGCAATCCGCTGGGCTCCGCGGTCACGAGCTTCCCCTGGGAAATGGGGCGAATCGCCACGAACTGGGCGCGCTTCATGCCGATGCGCGCGGCCGGTATGGCAGCGGTCACCCCCGCCGTCAACCTCGTGTCGCTCGCCGCGAGCGGGGTCGACCCGGTTGCGACCATGGAAATCATGGAGAGCCAGAGCGGCGGGATGCCGGGCTGGATGGCGATGAGCTCGACGTTGACCCTGCCGTTGGGGGACACCGGGCAGTTCTTCTCGCTGTCCCTGCCGGGCGTGAACCCCTGGACCCTGTTCCGGTCCCCCATGGGCCTGTCCGGCCGGATCGCCGACGAGCTCGAGCTCCCCGACACCCTGCCGGGGGACGCGATGCGCATGGCTGTCCACGCCGGCGGGCAGTTCGTGCTGGGCAACCCCCTTCTGAACGCCGGCATGACGGCGCTGTCCGGCCGCGACATCTTCACGGGGCGGCCGTTCAAGGACCGCACCGACGCGCTGGCGAACGCGGGCGGGCAGCTCGCGCGCCTCCTCATTCCATCTCCGACGCCCTTCCTGGGCGGCCAGGCCACCCAAGCAAAGCGGTACGTGGAGCGCCCGCCCACGCGGTCCGGCGCAATCGTGACCTCGAGCGAGGCGCTCCTCCAGGCCTTCGGCGGGGTGCGTGTGCGCGGCGGGCCCATCGAAACCGTGGCCGACCAGCTCGGCGTTCGGGGGGCGCTCGACACGGTCGTGCGCGGCGCGGTGCGCGCCCT